CCTCTCTATTCGTCGGCAGCGTCAGATGTGTATAAGAGACAGCTATACATACTATGCACTATTTTTCCATTGATTTGTATTTCAATATGTTATATATGTATAGTTGCCTTTAAAACCCTACATAAACCATACATATCAGAGAGAATGCTCCATCTGTATTTCCTATTGAAATAGAGTCGTTATCCTTTGTTTGCCAATATTTTATGATTACTTATATTGAATGGTGCTATGAATACAAAATATGATAAAAAAGCCTTCAAAAGCGCGTGTTTATTCTATATTTTAAGTAGAAAATAATAGTATTTATATGATAATTATGTAGAAAATAGACTATATTTGTGGCGTAAAACGGCCTGAAAATAGGCATAAAACTATCAAAAACACTTGTTTTTGAATATATAATGATATTTTATGAAAATACATGAGTTTGATCCGGTGATATATCCACGCAAGTTGTGGGTTGCAGTCAGTACAGATACATTTTCAGATAGATTTGAAGGTGTAAGTGAATGGGATGATACTGCTGATGCCATTGTGGACTGTGTTCGTGATAAACTGCGAAATTTGGGTGGTATTCTTGTCCGATTTGAAAGTAAGAATGCCATTACTATAGCAAATATCGCTCATGAAAGTTCACATATAGCGATGAACATATTTGATTATATAGGTGCAAAAGTGGATTTAGCTAATCAGGAAACATTCTCGTATCTTGTTGGATGGGTTGCTGACTGTATCATCAGGTAAGGACTGGTAAATTTAAAGACTGAAATGGAGTCGGGAAAGTATAGGAAGTTGTTAAATGAGGTCTTCGGGCTTATGAAAGGCGAGAAACTGGATGCCGCCTTACAAGAGTCCAAAAGTGCAGCGCGTGTTGACGCTGTGCAGGACTTGATGCGTGCAGCCATTATACGATCTTCGATTTGTAAGTTCAATGGTACGCCTTACTATTTCAGTGGCCGAATATATGAAGAGATGGCATGGGATGATTTTGGCAATCTGATATATGACTTGATGCGTAAATGCAAAATGCCCAATGGTGATTATTCCCGTGTGGAGGGTGTACTGAAAGTCTGTAAGCGTGTGGTGGCAGGAAAAGCCTTGAAGCCTGATAATGCCATTGTGGTGTTCAATAACTGTGTGTTTGATATGAGTGCTCGCCGTGCGCATTCTTTCAACAGCCGTTGGGTACAGACTACATGTGTTCCCTATGACTACAAGCCGGAAGAGCATGTCTTTCTTTGGAGAATGTTCCTGGATGAAGTTTTGCCGGACAAAAACATGCAAAAAGTTTTGCAGGAGTTTCTTGGAAGTATTTTTGTTGACCGGCGTGTGGCGAAAATGGAAACTATGCTTGTTCTTCGTGGCTCCGGCTCCAATGGCAAAAGTGTAGTCTTTGAAACGATCATGGGCATACTTGGCCGGGAGAATGTCAGCAATTTCGGCATAGGTGCATTGATTACTGGAAATGAGAGAAAAAAAAATATCGCTTTCATTAATGGCAAGCGGTTGAACTACTGTTCTGAAATACAAGCGTTAGAGTTTGGTAAGGATAGTGACACGTTGAAGAGCCTTATCAGTGGTGAACCTACCGAAGCCCGGCCTATCTATGGCGATAACTTCACTGCTTACAATATTCCTCTGCTTATGGCAAATGCCAACCAAATGCCGTATTTGAAAGACTGGAGCTATGGAATGAGGCGGCGTATTTGCATTATTCCCTTTGAGGTGGAGATACCCAAAGCCCGGCAGAAAAAAGAACTGTCACGGGATTTGGAGGCCGAATACCCAGCTATATTCAATTGGATATTGGAAGGACGTGACCGTTTTATCGCCAATGGTTATAAGTTGACAGACAGTAAGGAGCTTGAAAATGTCATGGATGAATATCAGTCGGAAAGTAGTACCGTAATGAAGTTCATGTATCAAATGAACTATCTGTGCCGCTATGAGGAAATTGCCGATATTGAACCCAAATGGATGTCTTCGGCCATTCTGTACCGGAAATATTGCAAATGGTGTAGGGACAATAATGCCAAAGAAGAGAATGTGACAGTATTCGGACGTATTCTTTCGGAAGCCGGTTATCGTAAAAAAAGAACCCCGAATGGTCAGGTGTATGGTTTGTATGGAACAGCCTTGACGGAAAAACTCTATTATGAGAAACGGGAAGACCTACGGGGTAACTATAAGCAAAGGATCGCTAAACCGGTTTATCAAGATGGCAAACGATACGCTTATACCCATGAAGGGCTTGCGGCCTGCTTGTCATTGAGCATTTATCAAGTCCAGCGTTTGTTCCGGGAGAAGAAACTGGAGGGGACGTACCACATGGAGAAGAGAACAACTGTTTTTGACTTGGACGCTGTGGAGAAGATTATCAAACAATTAAAAATAAGAACCAAATAGTATGATCGCACCGGATGAATTTGCAGAGGTTATTGAAAAAATAGATAACCTACGGGGAGCATTGGAAATCCCTATGCCAGCTGGATTTCATGTAAATCAAATGAAGCGTGAGCTTGAAGAAGTATCAGACAAATTAAAACGGATTTACGTTGAGGAAGAAGACGAAAATCCATGGGAGGAATAAGCATGGCAGTAAAATTTAGACACAAGGAAACGGGATTGTTCTTTTGCAGGGCAAAGGGATTATCCCCTTCAAGAAGAGATTATGACAAACTTGGAGAAGAAGGTATTTTTAGGAAAAGGCATTTGTCTAAGCGAGGAAGAATCTACGAAAGCGCAACTGAAAATCAGAAACGGGATTGGATTGGTAAGAAACATGCAGATGAATTTGAAATAGTAAAAGTATGAAAAATATGAATCACATAGAGTTAAGTGTTGAGCTGATGTCTATTCTTCGGGCCTTGAACTATTCATGTGAATTGAAGACAATAGAAGGTAAGAGCATTGTAATGGATATAGCAGTGCAAGGAGAATTGTCTGTCAGACACCAAAAAATGATTGAAATGCTTCTTGGTGGATTTCTCTCTGAATTTTATTGGGTAAATGGGAAGCATCATATTTATATCAGAGAAGAGTGCAAAGGGCTTCTTCCTGATGATGATAGGTATAGTTGCTTGATTTATGAAATGAATAAAGTATCATCGGATGAAGAACGTATAAACTCTTACGGTAAGGAATACTTTTTTAATCTTGGAGATAGATTTGAACGTAAATTAAAAATAGGATTATGAGCAAAAAAACAAATGGTATTCAGGTAGGTAACTTTATTGTTACGAGGGATAATGGTAGTGAACATGACTGGATCAGTATTAAGGCAGTGTCAGGTTTTTGGAGTATGCGTTTTCGGGATGATAACGGAATGTTTTCCCGGATTCGGGAGTTAACCAACAATAAGGAACTTCGTGAATATTTGGAAACATGGATCAAAGTATGTTTCCTTATTAGTAATGCAACCCCTGACGTTAAGTTTATGGAAGAGTTTTTTAAAAGCTATTCTGATCTTACCGAACGGCTACGAGGCTTGCAGCAACCAGTATCACCGGAAGATGATGCCAAGATACTGGAAGAAGAGAGAAACATGAATAGTATCAAGGAAGGTATTAAGGAGGAACATAAAAATGAGGGTACCGACTGATAAGGAAATTGAAGAGGCCAAAGAATACCTCCGTCAACGTCTGGATGCGGAGCTATCCATGCGTACCAATCTTCAAATTGTAATGATCGAGGCGGCAAAGCAAATTATAGATATTTCATACCGGTACAAGATCAGCCCTGAACTATTCCGTTTTTCAGCAAACAGACAGTTGCAGGAGGAAGTGGATGCCATTATTTTATCCCTTCTTGAAATAATTGAAGACTATACTTATACTTTGGCAGTAGCGACACATGAGGATAATAAGGATGCAATCATAACATGTATAACGCGAGAATCATACGGCAAAACCTTCACACAACGTGCAAGAGAATATGTTGACCGGTTTTCAAAGGAGGTTGAAACGGCCATTGCCGCCGGATTACTACTGAACCTTTCCAAAGACAAATTACTTTCATCTATCAGGCAGTCGGTAAAAACGCCATTGCTTAATGAGCATGTACAGAGAGCTATTTCAAAGGGTTATCCGGTTATTTCAAGACTCGGTGTTCAGGAGTCTTTTGGAGTAGGACGTACTGTAAGCTCTTGGACTGCACTGTCAGATTTGACGGAGTATGCTGTGGCAGAGGGTTGGATGAAGCATTGGGAATTACAGGCTAAAGCCAGTGGAGCCGTAGGGTTCTTTGTCATGCGTGGCAGCTCCTATCCTTGTAACATTTGTGACGATGAAGTCGGATTTCATGTGGAATGGGACAAATTACCACCGTATCACGGTCATTGTAAATGCTTTGCAGTTTCCGTATCAGCAATATAATTATTTAATAGGTTAAATATCAGAATTATTATGTTTGGAATATCATTAATCAGCACAAAGAAACTCAATCATCTTGCATCAGAATGCAGCAAACTGGCTATTGCCAATGTTGAACTTTCAAAACAAAATGCGACACAATCCAAAACTATTATGGAACTTACTGGAGAAGTCCGGGTGCTAAACTCTAAAATCCTTCTGAATGAAAGTATCAATGATGATCTGCAAAAGAAGCTTAACCGGAAATATCCTCGAAAGCCTTATAATAAAAAATTGTATCGAAAGTAGTGTCATATTCAATTCATTCATTACATTTGCAATGTAGAAGTTGACTTGTTATAACACAAGCTTATCAACCAAGTTGTTGAAAAAAAGTAAAGCCTCTGTCTATTTTATGTAGGCAGAGGCGGCTTTTTCCAATGTATAATTACATTGGATTCGGAGCGCGGAGTACGGGATTGCTTTCGCGCTCCGCGTTTTGGTACAGATCATTTTGCATTACCCTCTTTACTTTCATTTTTCTTGATTTTCAGTTGATATAGCAAGTCAGCTTGTTGCTGTTCCTTATATTCACGCATGATACGATCCCATTCATTGTTTTTCCCATAACCGGATTCTTCCGAGCCGGTTTCTTTTGATAAAATACCGGCACCGACTAATTGTACCAAGTTCGATACCAATTCGGCTGCATTTTGGTGGACGTATGGAACTGCCCACGAAAAAATTTTCAAATTGAGGAATTTGGTAAGTTGGCCTTTTTCTGTTCCATATCCGTGCAGGAACAGCCGTTTCATTTTGTCTATTGATTCGTCAAATTCCTTGCAGTCAATCATGGCTTTTTCCAAAGATGGTGAATAGATCAGCTTGATAGCAACACCCGGCAAATCTCCTGACTTTACTTCGGGAGGCATGACAACAAAACTCCCCATAAAAATCATTTTAAGTAATGTATTAATTTGAAGTTCAAATGATTGTGATGCTTCGGGACGATTCATAAAGCCTGCATCATCATCCTTCCCCATAGTGATAGCTTTTACCGCACCATACATATCTCCCTGAATCTCAACATCTTCACCTTTAAGTAACATGATCGGAAATGCGTATGCCATATTGTTTTGACACAAATGGGAAATAGCCAGTTCGTACTTGTCGATATTATCTTGTGAAAAGCTCCAGCAGGCACCGTGTTTGTCCCGATAATATACAACCGGACATTCGGCAAATCCATGATCGTGTTCTTCCACTAATGTATATCCTTCAATACCGAAATACTGTTTCAATTTGTTTATTGCTCCGACTATTCCCCTTTTATCCTGACGGTAACGGTACATTTTTTTATTGTCCCACACTTCTACCCAAGAAATGAGTTCCTTTCCCTCTTCGTCATAGTCACTGTATCGTCGGGCAAACAGTGTCATTTGACCGGTTATGGAGTCGTAGTGAGGATAAAGAGTGTCACCATCAAAATAGGAAAGATTCTTGGTGAATACCTTACCTTCATTCATATAGAATACGATTGCTGCATCTCCCGTTATTTTTACACTTTTGGCATATTCGTAAAATGCAATCTCCATATTCTTATCCAGCCATCCTTTTTGAAATTCGAGAAATATTTCCCGTGAACTTTCATCGACTTTGGTATCGGTCAGCTCATGATGAATGTCATTGCCACATAGATGTACAAGCTGTTGAATGGTGATTATCATCTGAAAGGGAAAAGAGGCACGGAACACTTTTTCTCGGAAGAACCGTTTCTTCTCTTCGTCATATTTCAGTCTATCCGGGTAAAACAATTCCGAATTGATCTTGTGCCCTGAAGGATAAAATTCACGGATAAAATCAGCCTGCGAAATGAGCTGCCATGTCAGCCTATCACTATTGTTTGTGAACGATGCGTTTCTTAAATCGCTCGTAATCCTGCCTTGCAAGTAACCTTCGGGAGTAACCCTTGCAAAAGGCTTTTTTGTAAGAATCTCTGCTATCATATTAATCCTAAACCTTTTATGTGTTTGCGTTTATGTTTAATTTCAAAAATCATTCGCATAAGCAATGCTTCTATGAAGTCGGGAGAATGGCCTACTAATTTTTTCATTATGATCTTCTTGATAATAGTCCAGCCCTTCTCTTCACTGTCTTCATCCTTTCGTATCGCTTTCCTTTCCTTGTCGAGAATCTGTCTAAGGGGAACTTTCTCAAACCCTTTGCCGGAGAACTTGCGTTCAAGAAGAGTCGGTTCAATGGAAATCTCCCGGTTGATAATTTTTTGTGCGAACAGATATGCCGCTTGTGATTTTAAATTCGCATAGATGTATTTGAATTTCTCCTCCACGGCTTCTTTGTTGTTGAATGGGATTGCATTCGGGAAAAAACCTTTGAATATTTGTCCGAGTCCGTTAAGGTCATAGGTGAAGCATTCTTCTCTTACATGCCATTCTTCCAGCATCGCTTTTACGGTATCGACTGTTTTCTTGCTGTCAAGTTTGCAAACAAATATGTCTCTTATATGCCATCCTTCCCACAGCCACATGACAAGACTGTCGCCACCCTCAAATGCCGCGTCACACGATACCCGGCGTATTCCATCACCTATCTGCATGGAATTGCGGTATAAAGCTTCCATGTGAGTCAGCTTTATTATATCATCTCCGGCAGCTTTGTATTTCCAGTTACCGTCAAGATCACGTGCGCGTTGTTCGTCTGACTGGTTGACAAGGTTTGCCAAATAGGTCGGATCGGAAGACATCAGCTTTACATTATCGGAAAGTTTTGCTTCAATAAAAGTAACCGACTTGATAAACAGTTCTTGTGGTGTGCCATATTGCTCATACTCCGGCTTCCAGTAGGCGTGTATAATGTCCTTGCATTGCTCATATACTTCCTCACGGGTATCTCCCCAATATATACCTGAAACATTGTCCCCATCCATAAAACAATACCGGACTCTGCCATCACGTTCCGGGATTGGAAGACCGTCTTCTCCGATCCACCAGTCAATGAATTTTGCAACCCAGCTGTCAGGATCAGGGTTACATGTTCCGATAAAGCGGTTACGGATATGAAAGGCGTTACGGTTACAAGTGATAAGGTATTTGAATTTAAGATATTCCATGTGGGTTATTTCATCCACACCTATATATGCGAACTGTTTACCTTGAAAACGCTTTTTGAAATCGTCAAGTGTGTCAGCATGATAGCTGAATTTTAAAAATCCACCTTTATAGAAATTCCAACGCATGTCGTTTTTGGACTTGTTGTATTCCCCAAAATCATCATATAAGGTGGATGATGTTTCTACCATATCAGAGAGATCGTCTATCTCATGCCGGAGAAGAACAGAACGGAAGTTTTTATTTTTTATATCTTTCAATGTTTCCATAAGAAGAGTAAAAGTTTTACTTCCCCCACGGCATCCCCCACAGATGGTAATATCAGCCGGGGTGGAGAGCATGTTTTCCTGCCCTCCACCTTGTGCGATTATCTTATTCGGATTAGGAATTTTCCTATCCGCGTCCCTTAACATTTGGATATATTCATAATCAAGCACCAAACTGGCATTAACCGTTTTTATTCCACTATATTTCTCCATAAAAAGAAAACCGATCCTCACATTACACATGTGGAGACCGGCCTATAAGCTCTGATTCTAATATTGCAGTACAAAAATACGCATAAAGAGTATTATTTTCTACATTTTAATAGAAAATAATATCAAAAATGTTTTGAGAAAAGAAATCCAGTACATATATTTGCAACGAAAACATGGAGTATGATAAAAATTAGTGCGGATAAAGATGCAGATCAAAGGGAAATATACAACAAGATAGTTTTATGTCCGATATGCGGTCAGAAACTAACTGATATAAGCTATGTCAATGGTGTTGTTATATTGAGAGTGAAGTGTCGTAGATGCAAGAACTACATAAATGTGGATATTGTGGGTACAAAGTAGTTTTCAGGATAATATCGCGGAGTGGAGCAGCTGGTAGCTCGTTGGGATCATAGCCCAAAGGTCATTCGTTCGAGTCGAATCTCCGCAACAATAGTTGGAGTTGCCGCATTGTTTCTCCCTTCGATGTGGCGTATGGGGATAAAGGGAGAATATGGAAAGATGGCAGACGTGGTGTATGCGCCGGACTGAAAATCCGGTTAAGGTGATTCGATTTCATCTCTTTCCACAAAACCTATACGGTGTGGTTCAATTCCCACAGGTACGCTGAAATGGGGTATCGCAGGTTAGGTGAGTATAGGTATATTGTCCGGTTAGCTCAATTGGTAGAGCAATACACTGTTAATGTAAAGGTCGGTAGTTCGATTCTATCACCGGGCGCAATGAAGCGGAGATAGTTCAGTTGGAAGAACGTCAGATTCCAAACCTGATTGTCGGGGGTTCGAGTCCTTCTCTTCGCGCATATTGAGATATGGTGTAATGGCAACACAGCAGATTTTGGTTCTGCTATTCAAGGTTCAAATCCTTGTATCTCAACAAATGGCGTATTCGACTAACGGTTAGGTCGTCACCTTTTCACGGTGGAAACCAGAGTTCGATTCTCTAATACGCTACACAGAATGAATAACGTCCGAAATACAAGGGAAATGCGGTGGTTTCACCGAGACATCTTGTAGGTCGCATATTGGAAGTATGGGTGAGTGAACGATACCACCTCTTTGCTAAAGAGGCAAGCTGAAAGGCTTCGGAGGTTTGAATCCTTCTGCTTCCGCAAAACGGGTAGTTACCGAAGTGGCAAACGGGATAGACTGTAAATCTATTGGCTTTCGTCTTCATTGGTTCGAGTCCAATACTGCCCACTATTAAATGGAAAATAAGACCAAAGAGTCAGATTGATGCAAAAAGCATTGTCTGACTCTTTTTTTATTCAACATAAACACAAAATAAACACGATGGAACAAGAAAAAATCTTATCCACATTAAGCGAGAAACTTGGAGAAACCAGTTTTTCACCGCAGACATTACAGAAGTATGTAGAACTTAATCCCGTAGCCGAAGGTTCGGAGCCTGACGAGGCTTATTGGAACAAGGCTGTGAATTTTCTGAAAGGGATGCAAGGACAGTACAACCATGATGTCGCAACCAGAGTTGAGGACTTTAAGAAAAACTATAAGCCCCAACCGACTCCCCCGACACCTCCAACTCCACCGGTACCACCGAAAAACGATGATGAACTGGAGAAGAAACTGAAAGAACTGGAAGCACGTTTAGACGCGGAAGACAGCAAAAAGGTTCAAGCTGATTTGTTGAAGAAGGTTACGGCTGCAATGAAGGCCAAACAAGCGAATGATGATTATGTGTTGAGCAAGACCTTACAAGGGGTAACTTTCGATACCAAGAAAACTGTGGATGAACTGGTTACTGAATTTCTGCCGAAATATGATGCAGAATATAAGGCGTGCAGGGGTTATGGCACCGCCCCAAGAACTTCTGACGGTTCAGGTGGAACACAACACAATGCAGCCAGCAGATACTTTGAACGTAAAGGCAAGAAGGAAGGCTGGAAGAAGAATTGAAATTATTAACTCTAAAACAATAAATGTATGGGAACAATGGGTAACACGTTTGATGTGAACACCGTGAAATACGGACATGCCCGTAAAGTGTGGCGTGAAATCCGTCACCGTTATCCGGGCGGTGGTATGGTGAGCAACATTTCCGATTGGGTTGCGGTTGGCAAGATTCCTGCCGGTACAGCTGTGAAGTTTGATCTTTCAGGTAAGACATTCACCGCTTATACGGATGCACAGATCAAGGCGGCTGAATCAGATATTACCACTCTTGGCATTAATGGTTATTTGCAAGAAGATATTCTTGTAGCCAGTGAAAACACGAAGGCCAGTGGGACAGTAGTCTATGCCGGAGAGATTTATCAGTACATGTTTGACGAAGAAGTGGTCGCTATCCTGCAAAAGATTACTACACTTCCTCAAATTGTATGGGTGCAGTAAAAGAATTTGAAAACAACATTTAAAATACGACAATTGTATGAATACACTTCCTATTGATTTGTACAAGGTTATCGAGTATGGGCTTGGTGGGGACACTTGGCAAGAATTTATTGACCGTTACAAGGAGAAGTATGACCTACTTCAAATTGATGGTTTTGAATTTGAAGCAACCAAGTTGGATTATACTTTCTCCCAGCTTATTACGAGCCTCGGCGTGAAAACGCTGCCAGCTTACGTTGATCCGGAAAGTCCGGGTTATGAAGCTGCATTGGGAGAACTCGAAGGAAGGACGGGTAATATCCCGACTCAAAAGAAGTTCTACCGTTTGAACCGTGTGACTGTGAGACAACAATTGCAGCTGTTGCAACGGGTAGGCATGTCCGCATTGACGGAAGAGATGCAGAATGTGTTCTTGGGCTTGCTTGATGAAAGTGCTGACGGTCTTATCGGATCGTACTACAATGCGCTTACTCACCAGCGAATGAGAATTGTTTCCACGGGTAAGTTCACTATTGATACTGATAACAACCCACGTGGTTTGAAGGGTATCACTATTGACTTTAATATCCCTGAAAACCATTATCAAGTATTGGCCGGCACAAGCCGCTGGTGGACTAAGGATGAACATATTCCGGCAAATCAAGGCTCTGCCTCTGATCCGATTATGGATGTAAAGAACAGAGTGAAAGAGATTCGCCGCAAATATCATTATTTGGGCAAGATCAGGATGGAGCTGGCGCAGGACTTATGGGATGATTTAATGACTCATACCGCGGTTCTTAAACGTATCGGCCATTCCCTCTATCCGACTGTGACGGATGATAGTACGGTTATTGCCAATGCACAGAATGAAGATGAAGACCGCCTGAAAGCCATTTTCAAGAAACTGGTTAAGGTGGATGAAATCGTGCCACGTGACAGCTATGCTTTTGTTGACAAGCCCGGTAAGGATGCGGACGGACAACCTGATCTTATCACTGAACAAGTGGAGAACTTCAAGGCCACCAATATTGCCTTTATACCAGTAGGTCAGATCGGTACTATTCAAGGTGTGGAGCCTTTGACTTTGGGATATGAGGCAAACAAGGTTGCTTCTTATGACGGTGGACGCTTGAAACTGACACAGAGAGCCAATCCTGAAACACATTCAATCTATATTGAAAGTGAAGCCGCCCAAATGTGTGTGCCGAGAATGCCACAGTATATGTTCATCTCTACTGTAACTGTGTAATTCTTAAATTCATGCAAGAATGAATGAGGAACTTTCTCATACGGAAGATATGACCATTGAGGACTTTTTGAGTGGCGCAACTGCTTATGAAATAGCGGACAACGCCCTCAAAAGGGTTCTTGTCAAGCGGAAAATCGCTTTTGGAACAATGGTAAGTGAACTGACCGAAAGGCAGCTTGATCTTGCCACTGCCGATATTTACATGTGGTGTGCAAGCACTCCAAGCAGTAAGAATGATACCGAAGACAGTGACGGGGGATGGAAGCATAAGGAAGGTGGTTGGCAGACCAGTGCATACGACAAGCGGCAACTCCGTGAAATGGCGAAAGAACTGTATGAGAAATGGGATGAAGAAGTTGTAAAGGGCACTAAAATCAGAATAGTCAATTTTTGAGTATGAAAGTAAATAATCCACGGCATCCGCACAAATGTACTGTTTACCGAATTATAGGTGAGGATTCTTTCAGTGATGGTGAGAAGGTGATCTTGTATGAAGGTATATGCCGAAAGGAAGGTAGTACAAATTTGCGGACATTCAAAACCGATAATGTGATAAAGAGCGATTATCTGTTGAGCCTTCCCGGAATTGTTGAAGGAATATTGGCCGGTGATCTGATAGATGTCACGGACAGACAAGGCACTTTCACTCAATGTATGGTTACTGATAGCTATGCCGGAAATTTGGGAACAACTGTGTATTTCAATCTTGCAAAAAATTAACGCATGGATAACCGGAGCAATGAAGTATTGTTTGATGAAGGAATAAGGAAGGCAAAGGAGCTTGTTTCAGGATATATCTTTGATGTCTTGACTAAATGCTGTGAAGAACTTATCCAAGATGCACTTGATAACAAGTCAGGCTTTCGGAATCTTACGGGTAATACAATAACCAGTTATGCGTGCGGATTATTCATGGACGGTAGATTTTCCTATTTCGTTTGTAGTGGAGATTCAATGAAACAACCGGTGAGAGTAAAGCTGACTAAAGGTGAAACATTTGTAGGTGTCAGTTATGATAATCAGAACAGACGTTTTACTGGAACAATAGAAACTGATAAAGGTTATGGCGAAGCATTCTCCTTTGATTTCTTGAAAAGATATAAGTCGGAATCACGTAAAGGATTTGAGATAGTAATGTGCACGGGTACTGAATATTCAACCTATTTGGAGAATGTGTTGAATGCAGATGTTCTGACCGGAACATTTCAAAGGGCACAAAATACATTATTCAAGAACTTTAAACCAATGAAATGATGGGACGGACAGTTTATAGACGTATGGATATATTAAAACAAATCGCTGATGCAGTAACCGGCATTGGTGAAAAGGTTTTCATAACAGATCGTCCGGCTGCTGAACAAAAGGCGATGAAGGACTTTGTTGTTATCCGGTTGCCACAAACTATCCAAGATAAAGGAAGTACCTACCAAGACACTTACTGTCAGATAAACGTTTTTGCGCATGATCGCTCAAACGGTATTGAGAATACAGTCCGTTTGGATGAAATGCAAATGGAAGTGGTTTCAAAATTTCCAATAGTGACGGAATTGTTTTCAGCTGTAAGTCCACGATTGCTTCCCGGAGGAAATGACGGACTCGGTTTTCATTCCTTAATAATACAAGCGAAGCTAATAATAAACAAATGACACAAACTTAAAAAGATACGATTATGGCAGAGATTTCTATTACTACCAAACTGGAAGAGTTAAAGGTGCTCTTTAATCAGATGAAGGAGGTTTATTATGTGTCCAAAGTCAATAGTGACCTCGCAACTTTAGCGGCTTTTGATATGGAGCTGCCGGTACTCTCTGACGGAGTTACATTTGATACCGGAGCTGCCGATGTTTCCAAGATCAAGTTGACAACCGGAGCAACTTGGACTTCTATTGCTAATGCTGGAGATTCCGATATTCAGTTTCAAGTACCTTCCGTGGCAGGAAAGATCAATGACTTGTTACTGAACAAGAAAGCGGAAACGGTGACTATGACTGCTACCATTGATGGTGAGACTTATGAAGGTGAAGGTTACAATATCGAACCGAAGAAAGTAATCGGAGGACTCTTCATGCGTAGTGAAGACCGTCAAACAGCCTTGTTCTTACCGAATGTTGAGGGGTATAGCAACTTCGTCAGCGAGCAGGATAAGCCGGGGTACTTTAATGTATCTGTTTCTCCGTTGAATGATGCTAAGGGTGCCTCTATTTACATTTTACGTAAAAAAGTGTCCAAATAAAAAACTTAGGATATAACACTTTGCAAAATTCATATCAGCGAAAAGGTGGTGAGCTACTTGATACCGGCCACCACCTTTTTTCGTATAAAACACGATAAAATATGACAAAGAAGAATGACATAACACTTCCTACACCGGAGGATGAAAGGCTATTGAATGATGTGTTGGAAGACAGTGTGGACTATGTGGAAGTCCGAGGAAAGAAATATGGTATTTCATGGCTGAAAAGAGGGACTATACGCAAATTCACCAGTACCATGCAGAAATCGGGAAATGATGATAAGATCAGTTGCCAATGTGCAGCCGCTATCATTTTGAACGGATATTGGAAGATCAAGTTCTTCTATCCTTTCTTGTGGCGATGGTTCTTTTATATCAAACAATATGGAGATCATGAGCTGATGAAGGTTATAGCCGTCGGCAAAAAAAAAATTCCAGTGGAAGACTACTTGACTGCTACCATATATCTGACCGCGATGAAGGACACGATGATGACAATGACAAAAGAGGAAGCAGAGCATATCCTTCACGAACCAGCTACGGACAAACGTGGGAAATAGGCAAGTCCTATCCGTGGCTGACAGAGCCTTTGAGAGTATTTGGGATTCCAATAAGCAAGCCCTTGTTTGGTATTTATTGGGTACTTACAAATGCACAAATTGAACTATTGGCAATGGATGTGTCTATTGTGGTTACAGATTGTGACAAGGACAACAAGGAAAAGAAGCACGATACGAAGAACTTCAAATCCCCTTCCGTAAGCGAAATAGAGGATGCTGCCAAACGCTGGAAAGATAAGTATGGCAATGGAGAAACAGCAATTAACATTAATGATTATAAGTAACACAAACACAATAATATATGGCTGATCTCGGTAATTTATATTTTGATATACTGTTCCGTGATAAGACAGCGGAACAACGTAAAAAATTGAAAGCGGAAATCACCAAAGACTTGCAGGCAAAACTTGATGTGGGTTTTGACAAGAAGAAGTTGGTTGGCGATATGAAGACTTTGCTTCAAAGTGAGAAGTTTAAGATCAATGTGGTAGTGGATAAGGCCAGTACCACACAAGCTGTCCGTGCCGCCTTGCAAGCCGCCGGGTTGAATACAAACTTTACAGCAAGTGATTTACGCGCCGCCAAAGCCGCAGCCATTCAAACCAAAGCGGAGGCTTCTGCCGCAGCTGCACGTGAGCTTGCGCGACAAAGAGCCGCCCGTGCCGCCAAAGCGGAACTGGATTTGGCTAATGCCCGTGAGAGATCAGCCAATGCAGCAAGGCGGCACATGACAGCCACTCTCAATATGAATGGAGCAATGAACAGCCAGTTGAGTATTGTCGGACAATTAAGAAATGAATTTTTAGGATTATACTCCATTTATGCGGCACAAAATTTTTTACGTGCAGTGGTTGATATTGGTGGTGAGTTGGAGAATCAGAAAATTGCAATGGCCTCTATCTTGCAAGATGAAGGCAAAGCTACAACCATATTCAATCAGATTAAGAAACTGGCTGTTGCTTCTCCGTTCGGGGTTATGGACTTGAATCAGTATGCCAAACAACTTTCCGCGTATTCTATACCATACAATGAATTGTATGATACCATGAAAAGGCTGGCTGATATATCAGCCGGTGTAGGTGTTGATATGGGACGTATCATATTGGCCTACGGTCAGATAAAGGCTGCTAAATTCTTGAAAGGAACGGAATTACGACAATTGACGGAAGCGAACATTCCTATGGTGGATAAACTGGCCGAGCGATTCACTAAGTTGGAAGGCCGCATTGTCAGTGCCGGTGAAGTGCTTGATATGATCTCGAAAAAGAAGGTTACGTTTGAGGATGTAAAAGATGTTCTTTGGGAACTTACGGATGATGGTGGCATGTTTAATAATATGCAGGAAGTTCTTTCAGAATCAGTTAAGTCCAAATGGAAGAACTTGGCTGATGCGATTGACATTATGCTTGGTGATATTGCGGAGTCAACGGGTAGTACATTGAAATGGACTGCCGAAAGCCTTACCACCCTTGCACAAAATTGGAAAGAAGTTGTACCGGCTATCGAAGCTGCCGTTGGAGCCTTTGGAGTATATAAGGTAGCTACATTTGGCGCAAACCGCTTGATTGGGAATGAAAGTGCGGCTCTTATAAAAAGTACGCTTGCTGCCAAGCAAAAGGCAGTAGCCAATCTTGTTGTCGCATCCAGTTATCGTACACTTACTAATGCGGAAAAAGGACTTATAGCTTCAAGTAATACTATGACAACCGCAGATTGGAAAGCGTTGGCAAGTAGTGGAGCTTTAACTAAGGAGTATGCCTTGCGGTTAATGGCACTTGGAAAATTGAAATCAGGACAAGCCGGTCATATTGTGCAGGTACTTGGTATATCTCGTGCTGAAATGTCGGCTGCACTTTCAACAAGTAAATGGCGTGTAGCCATGATCTCATTGGGTTATGGTATAAAACAAGTAGGAGTTGCATTAAAAGGTTTGCTTTTTAATCCATACATGCTTTTGTTTACTGGGCTTACTGCCATTGCTGAATTATGGTATAAGTCCGGGCAAAAGGCTGACGAAATGAACGAGCGTATTTCCGAGTTGACAACAAGAGCACAAGACGGTTTCAAGAACCTAACGAAAGAAGCTCAAAAATTTGCTGATGTTGATCCTTTTAAGGCGAATGATGCCTCACTGATTGCTTCCATTGAAGAAATGAAAACAGCATTAAAGGATTATTCCCCGGTTTGGGCAGATACTTTTAATGAAACGTTTAAGACTGATGATGAAGGAAATACAGTTAAAAGCCTTGCGGAACAATATATATTGCTTCGGAATGCTTTGGATGATACAAAAGAGGCTTATAGATTGTTGAATGCCATAAGAGGTACATCTGAATATGCGAATGATGCTACTGATGGTTATTTTGACGAAAGCTTTAGTGAAAATATTGAAGACTACATCAAGACAGAGAAGCAGATAGACAAGATTATAGACCGTATGGCTGGTAGCTATATAGAGTATTATACTGCCATGCAGAAAGTTATAGCCAAGTATGATGATTTTGCTAAAGTCGCTTCGGGCAAATCATTGAAAGAGCAGTTGGATATAATCAAAGAATATCCCAAGGCATTAGCCAGTTTGAATAATGAGTTACCTTTCACGGGAGGATATAGGGATGATATTTTTCAGCTGCGGAAGGCATGGAAAAACTCTAAACGTGTTTTTGAGGAAGAAGTATCACCGGATATGCAGAGTTTCATATCTGAATATAAGTCACGATTACAAGCTGCCGGATGGAATTTAGACAATTTGAGTGACGCTCAAAAAATAGCTATCGGTTTGGATATAAGTTCTTTCTTGGATCAATTTAAAGAGATGCCGGTAGATATACGGAATTTTCTTAATGGTGAGATTCTTGAAAAACAATTCAATATTAAGACTAATGCTGAATATACGGAAACTATTCAGAGCTTGTCAGATTTGCAGAAAAAGTTCAATGAAGCCACAGATGGGCAATTTGAAGCCCAAATAAAGGTTTCCACAGATTCAGAGAAAATCATTGAAGGAATACAAAAAGGATACAAGGAAGCTAAAGAGACAACAAATCAATTGAAGCCGGTATTGATTAAAGCCGGAATAGATTTGTCAGGTATTGGAGCTATTGACTTGTCAAAACTTCCCGACTGGCAGAAGCAAATTGTATCAGATTATAAAAAGGCTTTCGACACAATGCAAGCCGGTGAGAAAGGAGCTAAAGAAATCGGTTTTTCTCTCACTGATCCAAATAAGGATAAGAGCAAAAAGGATGCCTTTGCCGAAAGATTGAAAGAACGGGTAAACTTACTAAAGGAGGCATATTCTGAATATAAGAAGTGGACTGACATTGTTGGAAAGGGAGAAGCTGCCAGCAAGGTTAAAGAATCGGGTATTTTTGATTCCTTATTTAAAGGTAAAGAACCGGTGAATATTGTAAATTATCGGGATGAATTGAATAAGATTCTTAACCAGCTTGACGATAAGACCAAAGAGCGTAGGGAATTGAAAGTTTCTATACGGAAAGTGCTTTTGGATATTGATGCCAACGCTATGAAAGAAGCTTCGGATAAGGCCACAAAGGAACTTGAAAGGTACGTGTCTGATGTTTCAAAGAAATGGGATATATACAAGCAGCTTATCAATGCCGGTGCAAGTAAGAAGGATGCTTCAACTTATGCTTTTGGTTTTTTGACTGATTATGAGAATGAAGCGCAATATTTAATAGATACAGTACAAAAGAAACTCAAAGAAAAGGCTGTTGATCTTCCATTCACTTTGAGTGACGATGAAGCAGAAAGTATATTAGGAGGTAAAGACAGCCCATTATATAAGCAATTTTTTAAGGTGTGGAAGGATGCTAAAGAGGCATTTGAGAAAGATAAGGTAAGTATTGCACTTGATGATACAAAGGTTATTGCCAATGCAAGATCAACGATAGAAAAGATACGAATATTAAGTGAACAGTACGCATCAAAGACTGGATTAAGTGTCGGAAAAAATGGGGAGTTGGTTGGTGATACGTCAGGTCTAAACAATGTTCAGAAGGCTTATCTTGATGAATATAATAAGAAGCTGATTGAATTAAAATCGACCTTATTACAATTGTTACCTGAATGGGAGAAAATATTTGGAGATAAAGAGCAACGTTCATTCTCTGATTTGAAAGAGGCTGAACGTATCGCAAGGGAAATCAAGAATAATGCAAAGGTTTCCTATGATAGCGATGGAAAGCCCAATGGATTTACTTCTTTTTTTACGAAAGATGATGGTAGTATTGAAAATGTTAAGGGTGCTTATTCTTTGTTGGATAAATTGATAAAAGCCATCCCCCAGTTGCAAGATGCACAGTTGGCTGTAAATCCATTCAAAACCTTAGCGAAGAATGTAAAAGAACTTTTTACTTCTGAAAAAGACAGCGACAAACTGGAAAAGAAAATCGGACGGTTGGGAGAAAGTGCCGCTGAAAGTGCTGATCTTGTCGGCAATTTTGCAGGACAGATGTCTTCCATGTTCGATGCTTTGGGCAATGAGGGTATGGCCGACACGATGGGTAATGTGCAGGATGCCATGTCTTCTATAAGCAATATCGGGCAGGGATTCGCCAAAGGTGGAATCGTTGGTGGTATTGCTGCCGCTGCTGGTGAAGCTGTAAATTGGATTGGGAAGATAGCACAAGCGCATGATAAGAAACTCGATAAGGCTATTGAAAAGAGTAAACTTCGTGCTCAACAGTTGCAATATATATACGAACAAATTGACGGTATTCTTGAACGTTTTTTGGGCAGTGGCACGGAACTAAAACTTGTAGATGCAGAAAATGACCGTACCCGGTTGAATCAATTAAATAATCAGATTGAGGCAATACGCAATAAGGGGAAGATCAACATCTTCGATTTGATGTCTTTGCAGAAATATAAGCAGGAAGCGGAAAAACTTCAAAAACGTGTTTCGGCATACGATGAAGGCGGTGCATACGGGTATCAACGTGCCTTGATGCAAGAACAACTTTCAGAATTGGAGAAACAGCGGCAAGCCGAAATTGACAAGAAGAAGACGGATGATAGCAAAGTGGCTGATTATGAGAATCAGATTGCGGAGATGAAACAGCAAATAAAGGATTTTGCCGAAGAAACGGCTGAATCTCTTTATGGCATTAATTTGAAAGACTGGGCTTCGCAGTTGGGAGATGCCTTGTATGAGGCATGGCAGAAAGGCGAGGATGGTGCCGAAGCTTTCAAAAATAAGGTTGCCGACATTATGGGTGATGTTATGAACTCCATTCTCAAAATAAGTATTTTGGAACCGGCCATGCAACAGCTTCAAAAGATGCTTTTTGGTGAGGATGGAATGAGTGGTTATTTCGGCAAGGATTTCTCTCTTGACGAAAAGGAGTTGGAAAGTATTGCGGACTATCTAATGGGGGTAAGTGAGAAAACCGATGATTACTATTCCATGCTTGACAAACTGAATAACTATATGGAAAAGAAATATGGTATCAGTATGAAGGAAGAGGAAGAAGACAGTGGAAGTGGTTTATCTAAAGGCATACAGAATGTTACTGAAAATACCGCTAACCTTTTGGCTTCTTATATAAATGCAATCCGGGCTGACGTGAGTGTTAAACGGGAGTATGTGCGCAGATTGGTTGAAGAATTGTTCCCGGCCTATAATGTAATAGCACAAGCACAATTACAACAACTGACAATGATACAGATAAATACAGCAAAGAATGTGGAATTTGTGGAAGAAATCAGGGATATACTACATAGGAATATAAACGGTGTAAACAAGTTTAATATATGATTATGAACAGATTGAATAGTGAATTGAGAGGCCATGCCGTATCGTATGGCCTCTGCACACAATGGCAAGGTGACTGGCAAACCAATAAAAGCCAGCAAGAATTGATCGGAATGTATATACGGGGTATTGATTTTTGTATTGAACACGATTATCCGACGGTGGAATATATAAAAGGTAATTTTGACCGGAGCCTGCTTCATCAAAACCTTATTTTTGTTGATGAACCAGTGACCGGAGGCAACAATGGTGTATATGTACTGAACGGTAAATGTTCAGGCAAGCTTTCTTTCGGTAAATTTACAGCCGCTACTCTCCATTTGCGCCATGATAGTGAATTGACTCTTGAAGTGGAAGATTGTGCCAAAGTTTTTGTAAGTGTATATGATCGGGCTAAACTACATGTAAGGCAAAGCGATGTGGCTAAAGTTTATGTATATGTTCATGGTGGAAACTGTAAAGTTGAAACCGATGGCAATGTCATGGTAAGATATAAAATGAATGGGGATTAACATGTGTTTTGCAACATCCTTATTTATAGCCTTTTATATTCCTATATTATTTGAACGGTATCATAAATGACAATCAACATCTCGCCACAATACGGTAGATACGCGCATTATTTATATTATGTCTAAATTTTAGAGTAAATATAACTGTTTTTATTTACCGATTCTTACCGTTTGTTACTGATGTTTACCGAATTTATTTTATTGATTTTTAGGTTGTTGTATGGTGAAAATATCGTCTTTATATTTGCGCTGGAAACAATGCTGTAAGGTTCATTACGTGGTTGTCATGAACTGGAGTAAAATATTATAGGGCATTCTCTTTGAGGCAGACAACCACATTAGGCTTCATCGGGATTTGCCCTTTCTCTTTACTATTATGTCAAGCGTGACTATTATATTAAGGAGGGTTCAGTAGGTACGAGTAATGGCGTATTGGGGTTCGATTCCCTGCCTACTACAAGATCGGACAAAATAATTCCCCAAAAGCGGAGATGTCCGAGCCGCTGATGGGGAAAACATTAACTTTATAGTGCAAAGATATGGAAAATTTTAATCAGTTAATACCTATTGATGAGGGAAAAGGTAAAAAAAGAACAATGACCTCCTTACAGATTGCAGAAATTACGGGCAAAACTCATTCAAATGTAATGCGAGATATTCGCAATATCCTTGAACAACTGGAAGATAGACGACAATTCAGTTTTGAATTATCATCAAGACCTCAACCTATGCCAAACGGTGGAAGCAAAGAAGTGTCTTGTTACATTCTCACCAAAAAGGATTGTCTTCTTCTCGCAAGTGGTTATGATGCAAACTTACGAGCCAAAATTATTAATCGTTGGGAAGAACTTGAAGAAAACAAGCGTGAACTTTCCCGTAAAAGGGAGAAAGCTTTGTTAAGTAAAATCTAAATTTATAATATGAAAACAAATCAAGAAATGGTGCGATACATTGATAGTTTTTCTGTGGTTCAGCGCACGAGTGATGGTTATTTTGACGGAACTGAATTGCTTCGGCAGTGGAATAATGTAGAAGGGAATCCGAGAAGGCAAATGAGTAAATTCTTAGAATCTGATAATACATCAGAGTTTTTGAAAGCTCTTGCAGAGGATGAAAGCCATAGAGCAAAAATGCTCATTGGTGAAAATCAACTACTTATAAAAGTTAAGGGTAGAAATACGAAAGAAGGCAAAACACCCGATAAAGTTTGGATGAATCCGCTTCTGTTTATCAAATTTGCTATGTGGATAAATCCGGCTTTTGAAGTCAAAGTATTACGGTTTGTGTACGATGAAATGATTCGCTATCGAAACGATGCCGGGGATGCTTACAAAGAACTTGGCTCTGCCGTTCAGAAGATAGTTCCTAAAGAGTTTATGCCGAAAGCAATGCAAAAGGTTGGGGAAGCATTGAATTGGGTTGTGTTTAACTCACATGAGAAAATGCTTCGCAACAAGCAGGGTGATGAAAGCAAACAACGCGAACTGTGGCAGCTTGAAAAGAAGGTGGCTGATTTAATCAACGAGGGATTCATTACCAACTTCGATAATTTAATATCATACCTTAGAAAACAATATTCAAAAAGGAACTATCCTGCCGTGTTCCAATTACAGCAAGAAAATACAAATTTTATCCACTATAAATAATAAATCAATATGGAATTAGTAGAATTTATGAGCAACAAAGAATGCGTTGTAGAAACATTCAAAGTAAATGGTCTTATTGCAAAAGACAATACGGTAACAGAGAAAGGTTTAATGGCTATACAGTTCTATTTAGATATGATAGAGCAAAAGAAGCCAGAATTAGAAAATTGTCAAACGGCTTATATGTCATGTAGTGAGGTGGAGGAATGGGAAAAGAAAAACGCTGCGGCTTCGGTAAGTTTTGACAGCGGAGGGGTAGTCGAGTTTCTCCCGATAGAAATGTTCTCAAAAGATGCTAAAATAGAAAAGGGAGGTGGCATAAAAGGTATGCTTATTTCAATGTGCGATTGCGCATGTGAAGATGAAATATCCGAAATAGTATCTTCAAATGATGAAATTCGTAAATTGAGAGATGCGCTTAACAAATATCTCGAAAGCTGAATACTTTTGGCTAAGAGTGGCAAAATGCACAAAATAAAATTGGGCTGACTTTGGAGCCAGCCTAATTATAATTTATACGCGAAAACATTAGCCAGATTATGTTAGCTCAATATTTAATGGTAGTCAGCGTTAAAAGACGCACTAATATCTTTATATTTAGAATATAATTCCATTTTTATTTTGTATATTTAATTTGTAAATTATAGTCCATCAGAGAATTTCGCTTTCTTCTGTCTCTCACGTTCGATATTTTCTGTTCTTTCTTTTTCTATTTGTTTTCTGATACTATCTTTTTCATTTTCTAATAATTCTATTAATTGAGGATGTGATATATCAATAGCTAAATGAAAAGTTATTAACGTCCCGGCTCCTTGACGTTCTGATTCATAATCAGCTTTGTAGAAATTGATAGCTTTATATAAGAAAGGCCATGCAGCTATATGTATGGTACTTTCGTTTCCAAAACTTTTCCCATATCGTTTAAGTAAATAATCGTATATGGTTGATTTATCTTGTATATATTTGTTGTATTCATAATCTTCTTTGTCGAAAACATTTATGTCATAATCATACAGTTTGTACTTACGTACAGTTTTGATAGTAAATCCACAAAGTTGATTTTTGTAAAAAGTGGGATGCCCTAACTTAAAATCAATGCCATTTACTGTAATTATGCCATTAGTTTCTTTTTCAATTCTATAATAAACTGATTTGTAATCTTTATGTGACATACCCCAAAAGAAACTCCCCATGATTTTCTTGCCGTCTCTTTGGGCGAGGATATTGGATTGCTTAAGAATATATAAACTATCTTGGACTTTTTGTAAACTATCTGCGATAAATTCCTCTCGCCTTTTTTCTTTATAATAAATCTGGCTTCTTTCTAATTCTTCCTTTATTTCGCATTTATGTATCTTTTCATTTAGTACTAATCCCACAAAAATAAATAATATGGAAAGCAATATAGAACTTATCCATATAAAGTTTCTAAAGCTTTTCTTTTCATTCCATTTGTTATTCACATATCCCCATAGAATAAGAATTGGTATGAGAGATAATATCAAAAAAAAGATTGAGCTGGAAATATGATTTATTCCATAACAGATAATGATACTTTCAATAATGGAGAATATCAAGGAGGGGACTATTATTTTTTTACACATAAAAACTGAATAATAAATTCATTATATAAAGTATAACTATAATCATAATTCAAGAATACTCTAAAATTGATAGTAGCAATGCTACCAATTAAACTAAAACTCCTAACATATAATAACCTCTTTTATAATTAAATGCAAAAGTATTAATAAATAAAATTATGACAAATGATATTTTTTATGTTTTTCAACATACACGTGGAAGCAAGTTAGGGATTGAGTATAATAATCTACTAAAAAATGCTTTTATGGCATTATTTTCTATGATTATATAGAAAATACAATTATATTTGCGTTGAAATAAGATTAAAGTATAAGGCCATAGAGCTTGTTGTGGAGACTAAATATCTCTGCGGCAAGCTCTTTTTTAATATATGTATATGAACGAACCGTATTCTATTTTGATGCAGAAAACTACCGAGAATGCTCCAGTCAAAGACAGCTTGGCGCATTTTGGAATTGTGTGCACAGAATTTCCGTTCAAGCCGGGTGGGGAAACGAAAGATTTACCCAAACGGGATTGGCCGGATGAAGACGGTGAAGATACTTACATACCCGATAAGCTGCTATTAAAGGCATACGACTTGGAAGCCGAGATGTGCTATAAGGGAGATTTGGGTACTGCATACGATAAAATTATGGCCTTTCAAAACTATCTCACGGGAGAAAATGGTGACGGTGCCACCTTGAAAATATATAACTCGCACACGGGTATCGGGCGGCAAGGACTTTACTTACTGGAGGTTGGAGATTTTGAATTTAATAAGTCCAATATGGATGAAGTCTTGACCTTCCCGGTAAAATTCAGAGTAACTGATCCTCGAACTCAAATAATCCCCTCGTATAGTGTTGCGGAACCGACAAAGATAGTTGCATTGGTTGAAAAAGTATAGCTGTATGGCATGGAAGGTTTATGATAAAACTGGCAATACGGTACGTTGTACACTGAAAGGTTTGGAGTATAATGGTACATGGATGGGTGCATGTTTTGTGACAAGCACTCTGAAAAGTGCCGTACCCATTCTTTTTGAGATAGGTGACTATGTTATGTACCGTGGTGAGAAGTTTGAGATAAACTATGATCCTACGGCATTAAAAAAGGCGGCAAGAAAAACTTCGGGAGAAGCGTTTGTCTATGATAACGTAAAGTTCAACTGGCCGGGAGATGAATTGACGCGATGTGATTTTCTTGATTATGTGAAAAGTGATAATCAGATACACTTCACTTCTTTGCCTAAGTTCAGTTTCTTCGCTTCGTCTATACAAGATTTGGCAGACCGTGTTCAAGTAAATCTTGACCGTATATATACCGGAGCACAAAAATGGACGGTTGCCGTACACCCTGAATATGTGAGCACTACCAATGTAAACATTGATGTGAACAATATAAAGGTATGGGGTGCATTGGAGTTGTTCAATTCAAAATTTGGTGCGAACTTTGTTATTCGTGGCCGAACAATAACAATCGGTACTGCCGGTATTGCTGTGGGCAATATTTTCAAGTATGGACGTGGAAACGGTTTGTACGAAATTCAACGTACAGCCGATGCGGATCAACAGATTATTACGCGATTGCGTGCATACGGTAGTACAAGAAATATGCCTAACCGGTATTATAATAAGCTCTCAAACAGTTCTCTTACCAATTATTTGCCGAATAACATGGCCGTGGAAAATCTGATGTTACCTGATTTTCCTAAGACAACGCTTGATCCATATATTGACAGTAAGAATATTGCTGTGCTTGGCATTCGGGAAGGGAGTGTTTATTTTGACGGTACCGGTGGTTTGGAGGAAATATGTCCTTCAATGGAAGGTATGACCGCCGAACAGTTGAAAGATGCAGGTATTTATGTATCATTGGATGCCGGGGATAATGGCAATCTTGACGAAGTGGCTGATGCCGAACAACTGACAGATGATGGTACAATGGATAGCCTGAAGGAAGGTGAAGATGTCCCACCTTTTACAATAACGCTAAAAGATGTTGGTTTCAATATAAACGATTACCTGACTTCTGAAACAGCCACCATTAGCATGAAAAACGGCATGTGTGGTGGCCGGGATTTTGAAATAACCAAATGTGAGAAGAAGGGCAATAAATATGTGCTGACTTGTAACCGTGTATATGATGAAAGTCTGAAATTATATTTCCCATACAAGGATTACAATATAAAGTCCGGTGACAAGTTTGTCCTGCTTTATATTGATATGCCGGACGTTTATATTCAGGCCGCTTCACAACGGTTGCTTGCTACCGCGAAAAAATATCTTGCAAAGAATGACTATGTGCGCTATTCGTATGAACCGAAGGTGGATGATATTTTCATGGCACGCCAACATGATGAGGCTGTTGCAAGGGGGGAAGCAAGCATACATAATACTTTGAAAGAAGGGGACTTGATGCTATTCACTGATAGCGATCTTGGTATTGAAGGCAGCATCATTATTGATACCCTTATTATCAAAGAGGGAGAAGATATGATACCGAAGTACACTATGACACTTCGGGAGGAAAAGGCTGTTGGATCGCTTGAAAAAATCCAAAATCAGATAGACTCTATTGCAGGTGGTGGGCAGGGAACCGGTGGCTTGAATACCCAACAGATACAGTCTATCATCCGTTCACTGGGCAATCAGCTTTTTCTTTCGCGCACCCACAATGATACGGCAGCTGGGCTTATCGGCTTCTTAGCCGGTGCTATCTTTGGTGCAAGCGGTTTTGCAGAGGGTTTGACCGGCTTTGGGGCGAAAATAGACAGCATGGGACGTGGGTATATGGAAAGCCTCACGTTACGCAGGTTTTTAGAGGTGCCGGAATTGCGTTTTAACCGTGCTGAAATTGTGCTTGGTGACAAATGGCGTTCTCCCGGTGCTGGAATTATAGAGAGTGTTGAGCCTGATTATGATGCTGATGGTAACTTGCTACGTTCCGGGACAATAAGTTTGAAATTACAAGACGGTGAAATAGGTGCTGTGGCTGTGGATGATATTTGCATGGGGTATTTCCATGACTATGAAACGCCGGGGAATAATGCGGTATCTGATATAGATGATAGCCGTGGCAACCGTATGTTTGCCGGTTTCTGTACAATCTATTTTCGTATTACAGAAATATTGGATGCCGGAACAAACAAAAGGTTTCGCTATGTGCTTCGTGGTGTTTCTGATCGTTGGCAATATTCTTTCCATCCGTGTGAGGCTTTGCATTTTGTCGCTTATGGCAACTTTACAAACAAGGAACGCCAGACTTCCGCTTATGAGACGAGGACATACCGCCGTTTCTTGGTAGGGGTAAATGACTGGGAGTTTACAAAGAGTATGGTTGCAATGCAGGATGGGGATTTGAGCAATCTCAACATCTTCGGGTTGGATATGACCGGTTATTCTGCTTATCTGAATAACATTTATATGACCGGCACAATCGAACAGTTACAGATAGATGCACCGGTACGCATTGAGATTGATACGCAAGGTGACAATTTTCTTGCTTATGGTGAATCAATGGAAATTACTTGCAAGGTCTTTAAAGGTTGGGAGGATATTACAGACACAGTTAGACAATGGGCTATCCGAAGGGATAGTGGAGATACCGCCGATGATGAAGCTTGGAATATCAAGCATAAGGATTTCAACGGTTCAATAACGATACATAACACAAAGGAAATTAGTGATTTAGGAAATAATTCAGTAACAGTGGTAAGTACCTTGTTTACCATAACGGCAACAAATGATACTGCATCAGTAGAAGCAATTGTGACGATATGATAGAGAGTGAAAAGAAAAGAATCAGAAAAGAGTTTCAACCGCTTACGATTGCAGTAAGCTTGAAGATAATGACACCGAACAGTCCGGCCAATCAGGTCTATAATCCGGTGGCAAATGAATATGATCCTGACCGTGGGGTTACTCCACTGGTGATTTTACCGGAAGTCATAGCGAATGCCGCTGACGGTAGCTGGGATATGCCTTATGTTAATTCTTTGTTGGCAGAAATGAACTGGTTTGCTAATGGAGAGAATATTTCTGCAATCAGTTCATGGAATGGGAAGTACAGTATAGATACGGTTGGAGATACACGCGGTGCCATTACCATAAGCAGAAATGTGGCTCCGGGTGAAAGTTTTGAGTTGTATTTTGAAGGTCTGATAGCTGATACCCGGCTTGGGGTGAATATTCCCGTTAAGACTGACTCTATCATGTTGACAACGGTAGATAAGAGTGAAGATACCTACGGTTTGTCTATTGGGGATAGTCAGATAATCCAGTACAATCCATTTCTTGACAAGCTTTTGTTGTATGATTACAAGGTAGCCAACAATTTGATTTCCGCATCTACGGCCAATAGGAATGCAGCTTTGGATGAAAATTCATACGAGCGCACCATTCCACTTATGGTAACAAAGGGAGTGAATAAAATAACTACCGGATATACAATTGAACTTTATCAGGTGAACAGCATATCAAGTCAAACAATGCTGACTACCGCAAACCATGAAATAGTGGCTTTGTCCTTAACCAGCCTGATAATGGACTTGCGTTTGGTCGAGAAGGGGGATTACTTGCTGTTGGTGAAGGTTGGTGGAAAGGAGGTTGCAAGACAGCAATTCTCCGTCAATCGTGTTTATCCAAAATTTACGTGCATACCGGCAAGTCAGGCTTCCATCAATCCTGATGAAATCCTGCATAGGAATATAGCTATGGTACAGTGGAATGGAGAAATTGTGCCGATACCGGCACCGATTATCCGCATGGTATGGTTTACGGACAGTGCAAATAAGACTGGGGTACAATGGCAGGAAGGGGAAAAAACTGTGATAATGTTGGATGGAACCGGTATTGGTGAAACTTATCTTGACGATTGGTTGGACGTGTACATTAAGGCCGAGCAAAAAAAGGCTTTCTCTGTATTGACTGATGGGACAAATGAATATACGGATAGTAACGGGAACATATATATAAATAATTGATATGAGGTATGTTGTAGCAAATAAGGAAAAGGCTTTGGATGCCGGGGTTCTGTTGTTGGGGCACTTGGTAAAGGGAGAATCCATCATCTTGAATGAAAAGGAGGTAATGTGCCTGCCTTCTCTTGATGGAGAACTGGAAGATAGAATACTGTTGTTGGACGGTATCGTTTATACTAATACAAGCATGAATCAAATTATATCAGAAGGAGGTTGGGAATATGGCAGAAAATTATAGTGCCCAAAATAGCATCACGATTAAACGTCTTCGTTCCAATGACAGCCTGATGCTGACTTTTGAAAATAATGGCATTCCATTGTTTCAGGCCGTAGATGAAGAAAGTGGGGCTGTCTCTCCTGATTGGAGTATAGCTGCGAATCAGCCGGTACGGACACCCAAAGTAACTTCGGCACGTGGGTTGGCGGTCAGTTTGTCTGGTCATAGTTGGGCTTACAATGGAGTGGCTTTAAATTTTAACGGTGCGGAAAGTGGAGGTTGGAAAAAAGACAGTACGGGCAAATTCTCTTTGAATACCAGTACCGGTGCCATTAAAATTGTCGGAAACTTGGCAAGCAAAACGAATATTGCAGGAGATACATTGACTTATTCATGTGTCGCTTCTACGGCAGGTGTTGAGTATAATTTGACCGGGGAACTGCCTATTGCCATTCAGAATATGGGAGCCAGCTCTTACTATCTTGCTATTCTTGCAAGTACCGAACAGTTAACAAGCAAAGTAACAAGTTGTACTCTGACTACCAAGCTGTATGCCGGTGCCAATGCCATTACCGATTACTATATAAAATGGTATAAGGACACGGCGGCTTGGACTGATAAGAACGGACAGAAAAGTGTAACTGTTACCCGTGGTGATGTGGACGGTACCCAGTTATTCATAGCAGAAGTTTATCAGTCTTCAAGTGCTTCACAACCGATAGCACGTGCCGGGGTACGTATCATTGATACGGCAGATGAATTTCAAATTGTATGTTATATAACTTCTTCCAACAAAGAGGTTGATACCGGACAACCCGTTACAGTAAGTGCCAAGATTGTAAATATGACTACGGGGTCAACTTATACTCCTACTTCCGCATCGTGGACTATGGATGTGATGGATAAGGAAAACTGGAAGAGTTTGAAACATTCTACAACAAATTCTATATCTGTAACAACAACGGAAACTGACAGAAACGGGACTCAATATGATGTTGATGTTTTGGCAGAATGTCATTTTAATTAACATAAAAACAAAATAATATTATGGCAACTAAAGGATTAGGAAATGAAACATTGGTGACCTCCATTCTGCGTTCCAATACAGTATTGGTGGAAGTTGGTGGTAGTGTCAGACGCATTACCGTGGAAAACTTCATGAATGCTATTAATAATGGTGACGAACAAATGTTGAGGCAGGTGGCTTGGGGGATTCCAATCAAACAATCAACCCAAAGTAGCACGAACTATGGTGTGATAGGTAATACAGCCGCATGGACAGAATACAAGTTGTATTGTGGCCGTTATCTCGTAACGAATGATGGAAGGGCTGCTAAAATGTCCCCTACCAATAGTGCGGTGTTTGCTGATGGTACTGCGGTGGATGAAACCAAAGGGCATGTGATGTGGATAGGGCCACGTTTGTATTATCGTGTACAGACTGACAGTGTGAGTGGTGTACCAGTCTTATGGCTCTCGATGCTACCTATTGGCGGTGAGTTTATTGGTGGGGCAAATGGTGGAATGTATAACTGTATCGGTGCATACAAAGGCTCCATGTCAGGTAGCGCACTTGTTTCACGTTCAGGAGTTGCACCGGCAGGCAGCAAGACAATCAACGCATTTTGGAATGCTGCACAAGTGAACGGTAAGGAATGGGGACTGACCGATTACGATCAGAGAAAGCTTATTATGATGTTGGGGCTGTCCCAGTACGGAGATACCAATATTCAAGCCAAACTTGGTTATGGTGTGGGTGGTAGCTCCAGTAAAGACTTGTGGGCTGCTGCGGCAGCATTGCAAACTGGCGCAACAAAGAGTCTCGGTGACAATTGGGGCAAAATAGCTATTTCTGTGGTGAATGGAAGTAATACTGGAGTGGATTGTTCACGGGTGAACATGATGGGTATAGAAGATCCTTATGGGTGGCAGTGGGAATTTCTGCAAGGAGTATTTTGCGGTAGTTCCAACAATAGTGCTCAAAGTGGAACGGAAATTTTCATTTACAAAGGAAACCGTTTACCGACTACTGCTGAATTAGCTGCGCATCCAAATGGTGAATACAGACAAGCTACCCGTCAGACAGTTTCCGGTCAAGTGCAGGAAATAATTCTTGGGGAGCATTTTGATATTTTCCCGAAAAAGATTGGTGGAAACAGCACTTCTTATTGGGCTGATTATTCATGGGCAAACACTACTGGGCAGCTGGTTCTTTGGGGCGGTTTTGCGTCTGGCGGTGCGCGTTGCGGCCTCGCTTGTGCGGCCTCGTCTTCCGTTTGGTCGGGCTCGTCTGCGTTTGTCGGCTCTCGCCTTGCGTATTTTGGGAATTTAACATTTGTTAGCGGTGCATCTTTGATGGCTGCATAATAGATTTTGAAATATTAGTTCTTTGAATTTCAATTAATTAAAACCCGTCCACCTTCTCGTTTTACGGCAACGGATAACGGGACGAAAGCCGAAAGGCGTGGACGGTTGGCAGAGGGGAACAAGAGCTGGTTCTTTGGGGCGGTAATGCGAATAACGGTGCGAATTGCGGCCTCGCTTATGCGAACTCGAATAACGATTGGTCGAACTCGAATGCGAATATCGGCTCTCGCCATACTTATTTATCGTAGAGTAATCTGCGAGTTCTCCGAGCCATGACCTTGCAGGATTTATATCGTTGCAACGTAGTAATCAATTGGTTACGATGTCAGAAAATCAAGAATGCGGAAAGGTTGCCCAATTTGCGAAAGGCAACAAGCGGTGTTAGTAGGTTGGTTCTCGAAAGCTCCGGGCGAATTATTCAAGCAAGTAAAAACAGCTTGCAGTTATCGGAATAATTAAAATAGTCTGAACAAGACAAAATTGGAAGTATGGTGTAAATTTTAAAACAAAGCAGCAGTGAATATTGGAAGAAGTGATATTGATTGGAAGAGTCTATCGCATAATGAAATTGATAGAATTATAGCGGAAAGGATAGAGGCTGACAATAAACGGATAGAAGCAAACGGTGGAAAGAAATCTAAAAGAGCCGGGTATATTCTTGAACGTATAGCAGAGATAAATAATTTACGTGAAGCGGACAAAGAAGCACAAGATGGGAAGGTTAAGAAAAACCGCTTTATCAGGCGGCATAATCTACACCCGGAAGAAGACCTCCGAGCTTTGCAGTTGATGATCCTGACATTGGATTTTCCGGCACCGGATTATAGCGTAATGAGAGTAAAAAGTGATGCAGGAAAGGTTCGAGATATTGTCAAACAGAAATATTTCCCGTGGCGTATATTGCACCATGCAATTATGAGGGTGATTGAAGAAGATGTTTATAGAAATTTGATTTATGATACAAGTGCGTGTATCAAGGGAAAGGGATTACATTTTGGAGTAAGGAGAATGAAACGTTTTCTTCACCGGTACCCGGAATACAAATGGTTCGTAAAGACTGATTTCAAAAAGTTCTATCAAAGTATTCTTCATGAGCTTATTGTTGCTGCATTGAGAAGGAAATTCAAAGATGAACGATTTATTAAATTGATCGAGATAGCTGTTTTATCGTATGACAGCGGAACAGAGTTAGTTGACGTATTGGAGAATGAAGTTGAACGGAAGAAGAGGTGTTCCGATTGGAGCATTTACAAGCCAACCTATCGGGAATTTTGCGGCAAGCCGGATAGATCATACAATGAAGGAGAAATATCGTGTCAAATGCCTGCATAGATATTGCGATGATAATGTTATGCTGGCTCGTTCTAAGGCCGAAGCGTTGTTTCTTATTCGTGCGTATGAACGGGAAAGTGCAAAAGTTGGGTTGGTAGTTAAAGCAAACAGTTGTATTGCTCCGATAGGAACAGAAACAAAAAATGGGAACAAAAAGCATAGAAAGCGAAAACGTAGTAAGAGGAAGAAGGATTAACTTTTTGGGCTATTGCTTCACGAAAGATAATGTTCGGATGCGTAAAAATATGAAAAAGAACTTTGCCCGAAAGGTGAAACGAATAAAAAGCCGGAAACGTAACCGCGAGATACGAGCTTCATACTGGGGCTGGTGTAAGTGGGGAGATTGTAAGAATTTATGGAGAACAATAACAAATAATGATATGAGTTTTGCAGATAAAGGTATCAAACAGAGTGGTAGAACAAAGGACGGAAAGAAGTTCTTCGATGTAAAAGAGACAAGATTGATGGATATTCTCAATGTCCCTATAACAGTGGTGGACTTTGAAACGAATGTGAAGACAAAGCAAGGTGAAGGTAGATATTGTGTTCTTTTTGAACAGAACGGACAACGTAGCAAATTCATAACGAACTGTTACAATCTGAAAGATGTGTTGGATCAGGCTCGCGAAGCGGAGAATAACGGTCAGAAGATTTTTCCAGTGGAAAATGTGATTGTCAAGCGGCGTTCGTTAGGTGACGGGAAGAGTGCTTATTATTTTGAAGAATAATTATAAAAATGGAGGTAATTTATGAAAAGTTATGGAACTCTTGTAGGAGAACTGCCGACTGGTATTGAATTTGTAGTTGAAGGTGCGTTGCTACGCATTTACTTCGACTTTGAGAGAAGAGAAGCTGTTCAAAAGGCCGGTTCGGAAGATGTGGTGGTTGAAGACCAGTATGTCTGTGAAAACGTGGATGTTGAAGGGGAACATGATTATGACAGTATTGTAAGTGCCATTATCATGGAACGTTATGATGCGAATAAACGTGATGCCATTTTCGCCAACTTGGAAATGGCACGTGATATGGCTTCGGAACTTGACGAAGGTAAGCGTGCCGAATATCTGAAAGAATACACTGATTATCAGAGTTATCGTATCAAGGCTAAGGAGATCGCAAAAGAAGTATTAGCAAAATTGAAGTAATCCGGTATGGAGGCGCAAGGGCATATATTAATACGAAGAAAGGCCAAAAATGGAATTGACGGTACTAATGGGGAACCGGGGAAAAACGGGCTGCAAGGCTGTATTCTCCGGCAATCCGAATGGGCTAAAGGCATAGAGTATCGCAATGACGAGGCTTTGACTTCCGGTACCCGGTACTTGGATATTGCAATTGTGACTACCGGTGCTAATACGTTTAATGCGTATAAATGTCTGAAAACTCATACGTCCAGTGATTCCATTCCGGTGACAAATACAACTTATTGGCAGAAGTTTAATTCTTTGGTGCCAGTGTACACTCCGCTTATCATGGCTCAAAATGCTATTCTACGGTTCATGCAGGGTAATCAGCTTTTGATAATGAAGGGCGATAATAAAACGGTTGCAGCAGGTCTTGTTGGTGGTGACTATCCGTTATGGGTTGGAGCTACAACACCGACTGATGCGCCATATAAGGTGAGTATAGCAGGGAAACTCTATGCGGCTGGTGCGGTTATTTCAGGTGACAGCACTTTTGAAGGTACATTGAAAGGTGTATCAGGCTCTTTTACAAGGTTGAATTGCGTGAATGCTGCTGGTGATGCGGTTGGAGGAATCAGCTTTGGAAGTGATGGAAGAATGTGGTTTGATGGTGATATGTATCATCAAGGTACTAAGGATAACCGGTCATTACGTTTCTACACTTCTGACTTATGGTGTAGAGGCGTGTTTGGCGCAAGGGAAAGAAGCATTATGGTAGTTTACGGCTCCTATGCCTATGTGTACACAAAAGGTGCTGATAAAACCGGTACTTATATACCTTTGACTTCCGGGACTTCCTCTGCTAACGAAACTTATTATACAGTTCCTTGCTATTCGCCAAGATACGATTATAACGGTGAAACTTCGGGTTTTCCAGTTGATACGGTTATATTTAGAATAACATCGAATGTAACCTACCGTTATCTTTTGAGTCTTGCCGTCACCCAAAGGATATTCGTGGTTAATGCAAATGACAATTATAATAATGTTCAGATATATGCGAATGGAACAAAGCAAACATTGAATGGCGGTTCCATGCACCATTGTATGCAGTTGGTGGATTTTATGTATCCGTCACCGAACTCTGACTGGTTGGGAAGAGGACTGATGTTCGGTGCTTCAAATGATAATGATTGGAAGTGATTATGAAAAGGATAAATTTTGAAAGAATTGAGATATTTGTTGATATTGATAAGACGAGATGTTCCGTTGAGAACTACAAGAAGGATTTTGCCAATATCATTTATCAACTTGGCAGGGGAATAGAGGCTCATGCCCTCGCATTTAAAATATTCAACTCCAATGGAGAAATTGAGTATAACGATGAAGAGTGTAATATGATTAAGGAATACGCAAGTTTATGTTCCCCAGCCTTTATTGATGCTATCAACAAATTACTATTGGAATAAAAATAATAAACGCAAACACAAAAGGATATGAACGACATTATTGAAACATTCATTCACGACCATTTGTTTTTACATTTGGTTTTGATAGCGGTAAGTATGACAGCTATCATAATCGCAATGGGGATAGATTTTATTTCGGGGATTCAGAAGGCCAAACAGCGTGGGGAACTTCGTACCTCGAAGAAGTACAAAATGACAGCGACAAAAGCGAAGAAATATTTTAATCCGTTTCTGACACTGGTTATGATTGACCTTATATGTTGCATCGTCATTCCATTTCCAGTATTCGCTATGTTATGGGCGGTTTATTGCGTTTTCTGTGAGTTCAAATCGGTACGTGAGAAATCATGGGAAAAGGCCGAGCTTCGGAAAGCGGAAAAGACCATGAGTATAATCATTGAGAATAAGGACGATATAGCACGACTGGCCGCACAAATATTGTTTGAAACACAAAAAGAAAAGGAGGATAAAAATGACACGGGGACTACGGAATAATAATCCGTTAAATATACGGAGAAATAATACGAAATGGCAGGGGTTGTCTGCAACACAGACAGATAAAAGTTTCTTTCAGTTTAAAACTATGGCATACGGTTATCGTGCTGCTTTTAAAACTCTTCAAACTTATATTCTTAATAAGTATGATACTGACAAAGACGGCACGGCCAATGAACTTGAAGATGTTATTATGCGATGGGCACCGCCATGTGAGAACAATACTGAAGTGTATATTGCCACAGTCGAAAAGCGTTCAGGCATATCTCGTCATACAATTCTGAACAGAAACAACCGGGAACAACTTATTGCGGTGGTGGCTGCAATGAGTTATGTTGAGAATGGTGTTCCTGCAAACATGGATGAGGTAAGGAAAGGTTGGGAGTTGATATAGGAAACAAACATATAAACACATAGAAGATATGGCAAACTTGAATTTTACTCTTAAAGAAGAGGATTGGTACGAAAGCCAACCTATACAGTTATCTACTGGGAAATTTGCTATTAGCATCAATTTTGGAGATGCAGCAAACAACAGAGTTGTTGTGTACAAAAGTTCTAATGGAAAGGATTATGTACCTTACAAAACAGCACTTGGGGTTGGAGAGTTCTGTGATATGAATGTCGACGGGTTGATAGCCGGACAATATGTTATGGTAGGATGTAATGAACTTCCTATTTCATCTTCATTTTTGGAAAGTTCTGATGGTAGCAGCAGTGCGAGCAAATCGGATATTTTAGCAGAAAGCGGACGTGCTCAACTGGCAGAGTCCCAACTGGAACAGTCCATAAATGCGGTGAAGACCGCTTTGGATGAATTGGTTGGTACTGTTGATGCGACTACGGCCATTGACACCTTCAATGAAATTGAAACCTTCCTTGCAGGAGTAACCAATGAAAAAACTCTGACTGGAATGTTGGCTGTTACTGATGGAAAGGCCGTGACCGCACAAACAACGGCTGATGCTGCAAAAAGTACAGCTCAAACAGCTCTTAGCAAAGCCACTGCCAATGAAACAAAACTTAATACAATACCTGAAATGCCGGAGAATGACGGTAAGATATATGGTTTCTGTAATGGTGCATGGGTAGTTATTGCGGAAGTTGGTAAAAATGTATATACAGATTGATTATGAGATTGAAGATAGGTATAGGAGTAATCTTTGTGTTACTCCTTGCGGCAACCTTTTTGATGTACCGGTTGTGGCAGGAAGAGAAGAAGGAAAGTGCCCGACTTTCAGATAATATGAAAAGTCTCTGTACTGGGCTTGAAGAATATAAGATTAGGGATAGTCTAAATGTGGTTGAAAACCATGTTTTACGGCTTAACATAGAAGAATTGAAAGAGCTGCGGAGTGCGGATGCAAAACTAATAAAAGAATTGAATCTGCGTCCAAAAGAAGTCGAATATATCACAACCACAAAAGTTGTCACTAAAGACAGTATTGTATTTGTTCTGAAAGACAGCTGTTTCAATTATTCAGATAAATGGGTGGATTTTTATGCAAATATTCCTGACAGCACATTTACTTATGAAGTGAGAGACAGTCTTTCAAGTGCGATAAGCCGGATATATAAACACAGGTTCCTATGGTGGAGATGGGGGACAAAGGGGTATAAACAAACGATAGTCAATCATAACCCACGAAGCAAAATCGTTTATAATGAAATTGTAAAGGTGGAACATTAATTAATAAGAAGGGAGCCGAAATGCTCCCTTCTCCTTTTTCTTTAGAAAGGCAAATCGTCTTTTTGTTCCCCAAAATCCACTGGCGGTTGAGGTATGGCAGTTTGTACGGGTGCCGCGGTGGATGATGCCCCCTGATAATAAGTTTGGGGCTGTTGCGCTGCGGTAGGCTGTCCTGGATTACGGAGTGTTGCTTTCCAGCAAGTAATGGAGTTAAACCATTTTCCTTGCCATTCATTCGCATTAATATCTATTTCAATATCAACGTCTTGCCCGACTGCTAATCCAAAATTCTGAATATTGCTATTCATTACTGAAAAAGCGACTTTTTTAGGGTATTGGCCGGGAATTTCCAAAACGAAATCTTGTCTTTGCCAGTTGTTACCATTTTTTGAGACACCCGATTGTATCGGTTGTGCCACAATAATTTTTCCTTCTAATTTCATTGTTCGCTTATAAATAGTTAAACACTATATGCCCGGCCTTTTCAAGTTTACGGGCATAATCTAACATTCTTTCTTTAGTGCTGAAACTTTCATCATTCCACCAAATGCCAAATCTTTTAATCTGACACTGATAGCGTTTGTCTCCTAATAGATTCTCGGATATTCCTATACGATATTTTGCCATTTTTATTCATCATCCCCAGCCGGATTTAACTTGTCTGACTCATTGATTGCGCGGCTGATAATATCACAATCAGTAAGTTTTCGTTGTATGATAGCCATCCCCCTTTTGCAATTATCACTTTGATTGAGGTCACAATACCCTCCCTTATATAAAATATCAGAAAGTTCGTCCAATACTTTAAGTGTGTCAGTGAGCCGGAGATATGTTATTCCGGTTACTTCTTTGTTGTATGGACGGACTTCTTCTATCCGTTTGTCAAGGGATAGACAAGCAAGCTCTGCCATACATCTTGTAAGTTCTACTTTGGCAAGTAAGGCACTGTTTTCAATCCGGCATTTGTCAAATTCCAGTTTAATGGAGTATTCCATTTTAAGCAGATCAGGTTGTACTTCATCTGCAATATACTGGTTAGCATCAGCCATGAAAAAAGCCCGGTGTCCAGCTATTTTATTGATTTTCTTTTCATATTGAAGCATCAACTGTTCCAGTTTATTTCCTTGCTGCTTTACGCGGAAACGACAAAGCCTTGATTTACGTAATTCACTTAACATTTCTACAATTAAGGAACAAACTATGTCATTGGTGAACAATATGTTATATATTGCTGCCAGTGTGATATTTTCAGCTTTTAACTTCTTGTCTTTTATATCACCTATTTTTCTTTCCATAAGTTCATGAAATCTTTATAGACACATGGTAGTGCAAAGATAAGGACAAACGTCTCAACAATCAACTTTATTAATTGTCCGGTTCCTATATCAATCCATTCTGTTTTTATTATAATTCATTTTGGCTTCAATGAGTGAATCAATGTCACATTTGAAATGATGTAGTGTACTTAGGGCAACAATGATTACATCTGCCAGTTCTTCTTCTACATCTAAATACTCTTTAATATGTGGAGATTTCTCACCCGTACACTCAAAGACTTCGGCAACTTCTTCAAGCAGATCGCGGTGAAGATTGTTGTTGCTATCATTGTCGGGATCAATCTTTCCACGTCTTACGGCACATTCATAAGCTTTCTGCGCGATCTCATTTAATTTTCCCATTATCAATATGTTTTATCCAGTTATTATCTTTCTCCAAAAACCATTGCCAGCCATTTTGGGGCTTGATTTTTCGTTTTATATACCGGCGAACTGTGGCATAATTCAGATTTAGCTTTTGGGCGGCTTGGGTTATTGAATCGAATCTATACCATTTGCCTTCGGGAGTGATTGCGATACACGCAAAGGCATGGGCGTTTCCATTAGACCAATATCTATGTCCTTTCAAAGCCTCGCTGTGTCTTTTTCTTATTTCAACAGCTCTCTCTTTGCCATAGTATTCTTCATAGGTTTTTCCTCTTAATCCGTGGTGATAGCCTTTATTGAAAACATTATGTCCGTTGACAACCCGTGTGACCGGTATTTCAGGGTCTAATCTTAATTCCATATTATTCCTTATTTTTGTAATTATCTCTTCTCATTTGGTGATAGCGATAGTACATGGATAAGTCGAGTTTACGAATGAAATTATCATCCGCTTTCATGTCAGAAACTTTTTGGGCAGGCTTGACTACCTCAAAGAAAATTCTCTTTACCGCATACCTTCCCTTTTCAAGAGAATAACATTGCACTGATCCTTCATAAGCATAAATAAGCCCGGCAAAATCAGGGACTTCATCGGGCTTTATCAAACTTTTTGGTACTATATAATAAAAATAATTGGTACGTTGGCCGGAAGTGACAACATCAAACTTGTTCTTGCCATATTTATCACTTTTCTTTTTATCCTTATGGAAATCACATCTGCTTACTTTTACTTCATATTCATAAGTCAGGCGTGACCGGGTAACTTCCAATAAGTCAGCTTCCCATTTCCCGACAAAAATATTGGGAAAGATGCGGTTTCCTTTTTTATCACGAAAAACATGATCGCAAAAGCCTTGTATAATATCAAGTGTTTTCATTTGATCTTTCCATGTTCCTTATCCAGTTCATACTCAAAAAATCCTTTTGCCTTATCATAAAGTCCGTCCTTTATATCAGAGAAATACATAGCGGCATTAAAGGCTTTCAATGCTGCCACACGAGCTTTCTTCTTATAATAGTCTGCCCGTTTGATCGTATTTTCTTCTTTTCTACGTTCTTGCTGTTCCAAATATCGGTCAACCGCTTCTCGTCCCCAACGGAACATGTCTTCTTTGTCGGCAAAGGTGGCAGATTCTTCACGGATCAGCCTTTTCTCCGAGGAAATGACATAAGCTGATATTCCTTTGTATCTACGAATGGAAACGGCTATGTCGAAACCTTTATATGAGCACTGCTCTACGTACCCACCGAGGGTATAGGGAAATTCATTCTTTTCGATCATTGTGATACCTCCATAAAAATCCATGAGATGATTTTCCAAGTCCTTTACAAACTCGAACAATAGCAGAACCGGGTATGTGTAGGACTCGTTCAATTTCTCTAATTGAATTCCATTCTTTTATAAATTGATTGTCAGTAGAATATTGAATAATCTTTTTGGAAAGTTTGTTGTTATTCTTTAATGATAAGCTTAACCTCTGATTTCGAGCTGCATAGTTGTTGTTATATAACATGTTACACCACTCTAAATTCTCAACGCAATTATTAGCTTTATTCTCGTCTTTATGATTGATAATAGGATAATCGTGCGGATTAGGGATGAATGTTTCTGCTACAAGTCTATGTATATAAACAGTCTTGCCTCGATTATCCTTCCATAAAGCAACGACTGGATAGCCATTTGGAGCAATAACCGCTGTTAATGTTTTACCTCGAACATGAATAGGTATTTTGTTTTTTCTAAAAATGATTCTATCAAGAGAACGCACGTTTCCTTTATTTGATATTTGGTACAAACTTTTATATCCATTAATATCTTCCCATATTTCTGTACGCATATATCGTTATTCTATATTTGAAAACCCATATAATTAATTCTCCGTTTCTAATTCTTATGGCAGGGATAAAACAATCGTGCAGCTTGTCAATACGCATAATCAAATCTTTTCGTTAAGTTTTTCAAGAAGTTCATTCGCACAGTTCTTTGCGTATTCTTCATCTTCATCATGAAAGGACTTGACTGTTATCCAAATCCCTGCAAATTTAACTTGCACCTTGTAATCAGGAAGAAGGTATTTTTCTCTGTTTCCGTTGCGATTATCTTCTACGAATGTAGTAGTTTTATTAATTCTGTACTGTTTCATCATTATTTATTTCTTTAGAGTGGCAATTTCTATCAAGTATCTCAATGCGCTTTTTAACCCCAGTATCAAATCCTTCCTTATAGTCTTTAGTATGCTCGCCTACAACATATATAGTCATTGACAGCCAAAAAAGAAGTATGCCAACGATTTTATACCAGCATGGTAAAGATACAGAAAAGGGTTTTAAGGTGATGAGAAATCACCGATCCACAGAAGACCGGCAATGAGCATGAATAAATATAAGATTTTCATCATTTATCATTGTTAAGTTCAACATATTTGCCTTGTAAAGAGCAATTCCTTAAAATTTCGGCATTTTCCCGGCCAAATGCAATAAGAACACTACCGCAACCGGGGCTGTCCCCACGTGTTCCATCGGGACGGAAGAATTTTATTCGATTCCTCAAAAACATCATACCGGTTGCTTTCGTGAAGATGATGTCTTGAAACTTATTGCTGTCACACCGGTTAAAAAGTAGTGCTATACCGTTGCCGTGTTCTGCCAATTTCTCTACAAACTGCCACATAAGCGGTTTGGAGTACGGAGGGTTAAGCCAAATTCGCCCCCCCCCCAATTTTGTATAAGACCATTGTCCTGCTTGTTGTACATGATTTTTGCAGTAGGCCAAAGAGGGTGCATGGGAGCACATGGATCAAGGTCAAATTCACCTAATGCTTCAATGATTTCTCGTGGTGTGTACCATTCATCGGAAGCGTTTGCAGATCGTTCAAAAGATGTATTCATGTATTACTTACATTTAGGATTTTACGAATTTCTATATGATCGCAATTTTCATCAGCCTTTTTCAGAATATAAGCAATCTCTTCTTCCTTCCTCATGTTCTGTGGACGTTTCGTTGCTTCTGCTCTCAATTCAGAAATAATTTTATCTACTTCAGGATTAGGAGTTTCATATAATTTTTTAAGTTCAGCGGCTCTAAGTTTAATAAGTTGCTCTGTCTTTTTGTTTAATTTCATCTTACAACATATTCTGTTATTCGTAAATTGGTAGTTTCATAAAACACATCCACATAGTCTTGCCATGTCTTCCGGTGGTGTGACCGAACAACGGCTGCCGTCCGATGGCTTTCAATACTTCTCTAACCGTTATTTGCTCTTCATTCCATTTGAAAATGAGAACGCCGTAATCTTCAAGTACTCGAAAGCATTCATCAATTCCTTTTTTTATCACCCTTGGCCAATCTTCGGGAAGTTTACCATACTTCTTGGCCAACCAACTATTTTGACCAACCTTTAGAAGATGGGGCGGGTCAAATACCACCAGTTTAAAGGATTTATCCAAAAATGGCATATCGGTAAAGTCAGATACAATATCCGGATGGACTTTCAGGCTTCGACCGTCGCAAAGAGTATGCTCTTCATCTCTGATGTCAGCAAACAAGATCAAAGGATTTTCCTTGTCGAACCAAAACATCCGGCTACCGCAACAGGCATCTAATATGATTTTCGTTTCACTCATTTCTATTTTATAATTCGTCAAACTCTTTTTGTAATTCTTTTATCTTACTATCCAAAGCATACATATAGCACTGAAGGAAATTCTTACCAAAAATTTCTTCCTTTAATGGTACATCATTGTGCATTCTGTTGTATGTAAATATCAATCCACCACCATATTTTATGTTAGAATTTTCAAGTGCCATCTTATGATCTTTGTATTCCTCTATTTTATTGTTGATTTCTATTGCTTTGTTGAATTTATCTTTATCCATATTTCTCCTTTCCATCTATCCTAGCAGCATATACATTGCTATTAGGAATAGATAATAAATTGTTGTTTTACTCATTTCTTTCTTTTTTATTACATATTGCAATCTCCACACATATCCACAAGGGAATCAAATTCTTCTCGTGAGTATTCAAATCCATTGATTACGATTACCTCGTTACCATTTTGGTCAAAATAAACTCCATCATTCATTTCTGTTCGATTTTACGGTTTTCTTTTAATTCTTCTTCACTGATATGTGTATTAGAATGATCGTCAAGATTAGAAATGTATTTGTGTTATTAGGGCCACAATACAAACACATTTTGGTAAAAGGTGAATATACCCTTCCACACTTCGGACAAATCCAACCTTGCTGTCCGAACATTCCATTAAAGTTTACTTCATTCATAATTACTCGGTTATTGGTTTATCAATCGGCATCCAGTGGGTTATATCCTTATCTTCAATCCAACCATTGGAGAGTGCCCACATGCCTTTGTTATATCCTTTATCTCTCCGCAGCCATCCTATGACATAATGCCGGATGGAGTTCTTATCATAAAGAAGAACTTCCTTGTTAGGCTCCGGCAACCGTTCCTTAACACTTATCCAAAGAGATTGCTTCGACTTCCATTCTGCACCTTGAACGAAATTCATCTCTCCAAACTTTGCCAAATCTTTACCGCTCAAAGTTCTGTCAACTGTCCTATGATTAAATAGGATATTTTCACTTGCCGCTTCTTCTACTGTCTGTTTCATTTATTCCCTGTCAAATAAATTAGTTTGAACCAACGTTCCTCTCTCTGTTTTTATCTCCCCAAAACATTCCCGGTGAAAACGTTCTTCTTGTGCTTCAAAGTATTCTTCATCTATTTCAGTTGCATAGAAATCGAATCCAAGTCCATAAGCAGCTATTCTGCTGCTTCCTGAACCTAAATGACTATCAAAAATTTTGTCTCCCTCTTTGGCGTTTTTTCTTAATATTTCAGCATATAATTTCACTGGCTTCTGACAACGATGGATATTTCCACCTCGTTCTCCAATTGTACACCGATTTAGAGTTATGATCCGAAGAGCCTTGTCAAAACTACTCCATGCCAATTCACCGTCAGACATAGTTAATCCATGTTGTCCTTTATCCCAAACAATCCAACCCATTTTGGGAGGAAGATAGGTAGTAAAGTAGTTACCACCAAAAATTATTTGATTCTTCGATACCCTGAATAGTTCCTCAAAATATTTCTTTCCGGGGGGGGACTTATCCCAATCCTTTCTTTTATATTGTTTAAAGCCTAAATGCTTCGGCATCCCACCTTTGTGCATTATGTCTATGCCATACTGGGGATCGACTATCGCTAAATCAAAGAACTTATCAGGAATCCCCTTCATGTATTCCATACAGTCCATGTTATATACTTCGCTTATCGGCATTATTTATATCCTTTCTATTCTGTTATTATTAATTTCATGTGCATTCTTGAAATCATTTTCTCTTCTTCTTTCAACTTATGATAATAATCTATAGCTTCATCTTTAGTATTGAATGTACCAACACACGAATAATGCCAAGATTCGAAAGGATCTTTGAGGATATACAAGTTGTATGAACCTAAGACCGTTTTCGCCAAATAGTAAGGATCTCGTATCATAATGTTCATTCCATTTTTATTTACTCGCATAGTCCATGAAACAGACTCATGCAGGCATATCCACCTTCCGGCTCGAACATATCAGGGGTATGTTCTTTAACGTACTCCAAAACTTCCTCTACATAAGGATATTGTTTGTTTTTACAGAATCTTTGAGGTATGTATAATGGAGGAAAGAAGGAATGTCCTACGCTTTTCTCTGCTTGAATTAGGCGTTGGCACATTTTAGGATCATTTTTGGCTATGAGTTCGATTTCTTTGTGCCGACACATGATACACGGGAAACATCCAACACGTGAGAATCCACGATAATACAATGGATTCGGTTTCTGCCCTGCATCCAGTATGCAATCTATAACTTGCTGTGCACTCCATTTGAAGATCGGTCTTAGAACAGAAGCGTCATATTGGGAACACCATTCTTTGACATCCTTACTTCGATAGTTTTCAGTTCTTCCTTTCTTATTAGGTTGGAAATACGATTTGAAATACATACATTCCTCTTCCATTGCCGCACGTGCTGTACTTTCTCCGGCTCTGATACCTTGTATGATAATGCAGCTTTCTTTCAAAGAAAGTACATAATCAATCATTGGCTTCATTTTTAGTTCACTGGTACAAAATCGTGCATTCGTGGAAGGAAATCTTTTCTTATGAGCTGCCAAAGACACAAAATCATATTTTGATTTGAGAGTTATAAGTCTTACACCCATTTGCAGACAAACATCATTCACATGTTTATATGTGTCAGGGTGTTCCCAACCGGTGTCACAAAACACAGCGGTTAAATTCCCCCCCCCCATATTGTTTGAAGGCTTGGATCAAACATGCTTGTGAATCCTTACCACCTGAAAAACTTACTAATATTTTCATTTTTATATCATTTCAATTTTCACATATTCATGTTTATTAATCCCGGCACTACCTTTGGGAGAATATACTAATCGACCTCCATTATCCAATATCTTTTGTACATCTTTCATAGCTTGGTGTGCTTGGGCATAGTCTTTGTATTCTTGGTGGCCTATTGGATATTTGCAATATCTTCTGCCACCGTCAGGCATGATGCTGATACCGAATACTGTTTCATGAGTTTTTTGGTTGAAATTCTGTTGAGTCCTTACTTTCATTTTTTTTGATACATTTTCCCAGTTTAAGTATAAATACATATTCATTGTCAGGCGCTCCCCAATTGGTGTTACCAACTCCGATGGTTATAGATTCAAGTTCAAAAAGCATTGTCCGTTTGGTGTAGCCAAAACGGAAGCGAACATGAGTGTATTCTTTGGGATGAAAGCCGTTTCCACGTGTAATACAAGAAAAACAAATAGCTTTCTTACAGTAGAAACCTGTCTTTTCATAGGAATTGTGACCTCCACATTTTGCTAATCTTCCGATCCAGTATTTCTTGATCTCTCTGTATTCTTCTTTCTTATTTCCAGATTCGATCATTTCATACCATTTTGCTTTTAATGGCAGGTCAAGGATTTTCATATTAACCATAGTCTAAAAGAGTTGCGGATTCTGTTTGTTGTGAAGGATTTTTTGAACACGTTCGATTTCTTCATCTACTTCACGCTCAATTTGTTTACTTATTCGTAAATCTATCTGTCTCTTATTTTTAAAATATTCTTTTTGGCAACGGCGCATTTCCACCACTTTGTCGAAAAATTCTTTTGGAGTCATAGATTTAAAAGGTATGGAAAAGGCCGCTTTAATGCGGCCTCCCCAGTGTGATTACTTTTTTCCAATCAGAAAGTCTTTCCACAATTCTTTGAATTGTTCTCCAAAGTAAATTGCGATTTCACTTGATTTTACAGCAAGGCGAGAGCCGAAAGACGCAACCGAGGACGACCAATCGTTATACGAGTACGCAAAAGCGAGGCCGCAAGACGCACCGTTATACGCAGAACCGCCCCAAAGAACCAGCCGATTACGATCCTCTTCGTCCATTTCATCAATTTCTTTCTGATTATAAAGATAAAACCACGGCGTATAACGGTATTCATCTTTAGTAAATCGTGGAAAATTAGGATCGTTGTTCAATGCACGAGCAATTGTGCATAGTTTGATGTAGGCGAGGTGTGCAATATCAGCCACTTCTTCTTTGTGTCCGTCTTCATCTTCAACAAGTAGGCGAACAATAGGTTTTACACCTATTGCTTCACAAGCATCTTCGTAGGTTTTGATATTGTGATAATCTGTATAATCCGGCTTTTGCTTTCCGAATAAAGCTGTTAGAATACTAATTGCTTTAGGACAGTCGTTTGCTTCACTAAAAGCGGCTGTAACCTTTTCTTGTGTAATTTTAAGTTCTGACATAATGTAAATTATTTATTGTTAATACTATATCCGAATAATGCAAAATCTCCCCGGCACGGATCATCCGGGAAAATTGTTTTCATGTAATTGGTTACTTGTTGAACCATTTTCCAGTCCTCTGTTTTGCGTGTTGTTATCCCAAGCTGGTGTGCCATTTTTGCAACATGTGCATCCAATGGTATGTATAATTCTGTCGGGTGAATAATATTCCAAATACCTAAATCTACCGGTGATTTTCGTACTACCCACCGTAGAAACAGACAAATACGCTTGCATGGAGAATCACGCTCCAATTTTGGAATACCTTTTACGCCACCAAAATCTGTTTGTATTTCACGGATAACATTATTGTAACCCTCATAAAAGACTTCCAAATCATCCCATTCCTGATATATGTTGTACAACCGCTGGCAAATGCAGAAAAAGTCATGGTAGGTGAACATACGGTAGAAGGTATTTGTATTTTCTTTGTATTGTTCCCATACTTTGTTCATAATGAAGGCGTAAGGAGAATTACCCATTAGATTATCCAAAATTTCCGCTTGTTGCATTATCAGTTTGCGATTCCCGAAAGCTATCCATGAAGTAAGAAAGGCACTGATTTCTATGTCCTTTTTATCACTGTACTTATGTGGGAAGAATATAGGATCATCTTTTATAAAATCAGGTGTTTCAAATTGTTTTGCCCAGTCAAGTAGTTTGTTTCTTAGTTCTTCCATAATATTCTTCTTTCCATTTTTTGAAAGCGGCTTCTTTATCATTTGATTTCATCCTTTGTATGAATGATTGATGGGATTCCAATAATTCTTTGGCTTCTTCATCTCCATTTTCCGATCTTTCAGTTAGATGTTTGATATATTCTCCGTAGAACATTCCAGTGCTGTTATTATTTTGTTCATGGGCTTCATTAATTGAAAGAGAAGAAACAATTTCATCACGCTGTGCATCGTATTCATTTAACCAGCCGAGAATGATATTACCGTCCAGTCTATCGTAAATCTTACCGGAAGCCATAGCATTACGGAAACACAATTTGATTTCCTCCAATTTGAGATAATAGAATCTGTCTATTATTAGATCAGCGGTAAGTGCCACTTGAACATCATTCATCGTTTTTCCAACATTGAAAAAAGACACAAGCTCGTTAATCGCAATTACCAGTATGGCTCTTGCGCCAGCCAATGTGATTTCTTTTCTTATAACAGAGAGTGGTAGGTTAGGAGTGTTGAGAACAGCTTCTTTAATCGAACTTACGTGCAATCCCTTGTAATACTCCGCTTGCAAGGTCAGCAAGTCTTTCAACGCTTTCTTTTCGGTTGCCGGGAGATTGCTGTTGACTTGAATTAAGTTGTTTCCCATACTTGTTAAAATCATTATTAGACCATCTGACTAAACGTTTGGAAACTTCAAATGTACGTTCCTTCTCAAAGCGCATTTTCCGGCCTCCGCATTCAGTCCAATACTCAAAAAAGTCCTTCAACATATCATCAGGATATTTTCCTCTATACATGAGGACTTCACTTCTGAATTTGTCTTTCCTTGCAGAAAGAGAATCCTTATTCATATTCATCTTATGGCCTAATCCGGCCATGAATGCTTGTTCCAATGTTGCATCAGGATGATCCCGACACCATTGGGCTGCTAATTCTTCTGATTTCATTTGATTTATAATTTAGATAACCAATATTTCCATACTCGTGAGGCTACTTGTGCCATCATAACGGGTGGTACACTCATTCCACAGATATAATGTGGGGATTGGTTGAGGAAATGATAATCTTGTGGAAATGTGGATATATTACATACTTCTGACCGTGATAAATATATAGGCTGCTTAAAAGGAATAATTGAGTCTGCATGAGTTGTTAGGGTGTAGCTTACTTTGTTCTCATATAGATATTGTTGATTAAAAAAGCCTCGTTTTCCAGTTTGTTTCTTATAGGCCTCTGCCAAAGCAATATCTCCTGCCACTCTCTGCTCAAATAACTTTCTCATTTTTACGCCAATAGGCTTTCCCTTGTAATCCGCATATTCCCCATAATATATTTCCGATTCATTAAATTCCATGTCGATGTATGGTTCAACATTGAAGAGGTCTGAAACTTTTAGAAAATGGACTCCCAAATCATGCCTGATACATATAAAGAATACACGTTCTCTTTTTTGAGGTACTCCCATTTTAGAAGCATCAAGAAGAAAATGCTGACAATAATAACCAGCTTCCTCAAAGTCTTTGTATATACGTCTGACATAATCAATCGCATTCCCTAAAAGAAGACCTTTCACATTTTCAGCAATAACGACTTTAGGTTTTAAGCGTTTGGCAAGTGCAATAAAATCAAAAAAGAGCGTGTCTAAAACTTGTGTCTTTTGACCTTCCTTGAATTTCTTTTTTTTACCCCACGCATCTTCACGTAATCCCGACATGCTAAATGTACTGCAAGGTGGTGATCCGTCCAATATATCTAATTTGTACAATTCTTCGGGAAGATTTTTCCTTCTCACAAAATCACGAATATCTTCCAAATAACTATACTGGGGATGATGGTTTGTTTCATAGCATTTCATCATTCGTGGATCAATCTCATTACAGCCAATAACATCGTAACCAGCTATTTTGTAACCCATAGTAGAGCCACCGCCACATGCAAAACAAGAAAACACCTTTCCTTTATCTTTAGTAAAAACAGCATCTTCTAAAGACCAGCAATAAGGATAGAGATGTTGGGGGGGGGGTAATTACATCTTTCATCATTCCACCTCCCATAATTCAGCTACTCTTTTGAACTCTTCATCAGCCGGAACCGGGCAATCTTTGATCCATTGCATATCTTTTACTTTCCATAACGAAAGGTCTGTGTTGTCAGGAATATGCTTTTTAATATCAGGAAAAAGATTGAGTCGAAGAGATTTACTTTCCATAAGTTCATCTTTGTAGTCCAACAAAAAATTATTGGCCTTTAATAAACTATGAACATCATTAGCAGAATGTGGAGTGTAAACAACTCCATCGAAATATCTGATATAATTGGGAAGCATATCAGCCAGTGCCGTATATAGAAATAATTTTCCTTTATTGCCATAGGCCAATTTCTGAACGGTTCTGATACTTTCGGCCAAATTTGACAGTTTTTCAGGAAACAAAAGTGGTTCTCCACCAGTTATCATGATCTCTTTGTAATTAAAGTGCTCAACAACTGGTAATTTTGAAAAATCCCATGAGTTGTTGCAACACATAGGACATTTGTTCGGACATTTGGTTGTAACCAATAGACGTAACTTTTCCATTTATAATGATATTGTTTGAGTGTATTTCAATTCTCCGGTATATCCACGTGCTTTCAATTCTGTGATAAGTTCCCGTGGAGAAAATCTTGCCAATTCAGAATTGGAATATATTTTCTTCAAATTACCCCCCCCCCGGAGTTTTCTTACGGTTTTTGGCATAAATATTACCACACTCTTTGCAGTATGTCTGCAATCCATCTTCGGTTGAAGCATTTCTCCAAAACTCACTGACCGGAAGTTCTCGGCCACATTTGCTGCATTTTTTTAAATTTTCCATTATTCATTTTCTTTAATTCTACCATATTCACATATTAGTAAGGCATCCGAAGTTGCCAATGTAACTTTTGCATACGGAAACAGCTGTTGGGCTTTCTTCTTTAAGATGTTTTTCCATTCTGTCTTACCCAATTTGTCTGTATTTCGTAATCCTAAAGTTTTTTGCCAAGTTTGTGGAGATACTGTTACTGTCGGAATCCCACAAGCTATCAATCCCATAGTCAGCTGTCCGTAACCTTCTCCAAAAACAAAAGAGGCAGAAGCACTTTGTCCGGTTATGCCATTCACTCGTTCCAAATAACAAACGCTATTTTCTTTGTATATAGAGAGAAAATCTAATAAGTCTTTGGGAGTTGGTGGCATTTTGATACACTCCAATAATCTGTTATTCTCGGTGTCGTACACTACAATTCCACCGTTTTTGCCAACATCTATACCTATGATCCTTCGTTTCATAAATTGTACTTTTTGTTTACAAATCTTTTGAGCTTAACTATATCTTTCTTTCCAAGTCTTAGTGCTTCACTGGTCTTGATGTCAGAAGGTGATGCTTTACAATTCTCGGTTATCCTTTCAAAATGTCGGATAAAGGATTTTAAGAAATAGTCGGGAATTTCAACTTTCATAATGATTGATTTCACTTTTATCTATTCTTCAAAATGAAATGCAATGTTCCTTTTGAAGAAATACCAAAACGAGTCATAGTTTTTCTATATGAATGACTTGTTTTATGGTAATTTTTAATCATGGCAACTTCTTCTTCATTCCATTTCATAATATGGGAATGACTTGCAATTGTCGCTTCCCTTTTCCTTTCTTCGGGGGATTTATCCAACTGATTATCACTATATGAACCTATTTCTATGTTTTCTAATATATTATTGGTGCGATTGCCGTCTAAATGCCTAATACATTCATAAGAAAATGCTATATATCCATATTTTTGAAAAGCACATAGTTTGTGAACCAATACACTGATAGATTTTCCTTTATATCTAATACTAAAAGCCAAATATCCATTTGATTGAGGAACTGTTTTCCTTTCAATATTGCGTGGAGATACCACATGACCATTAGGCAATATTCTATATCCTTTCTTGAAAGCATATATTGCTACTTGATTTGATTGACTATGCAAAGACATAAAGAAATATTTGATAATGAACAAAAAGACTCTTTGTAGTATCTACTGCCGTGGAGCGTATGCAGCGTACTCGGCTCGACTTGCAAAGAGAAGAAAAAAGGTGAGGCATGATAGTTCCCGGATAGGCGGTCAAGCCACCCCGGGAGAAGCTGATTATTAATCGGGTTAATAATTATTATTTTGTTATTTTTAGAAATTCAGGAGCAATACCATACAAAGGGCTTGTTCCATCCCATTTGTCAATGAACTGTTTATATAATATTTCTTTCGTCAGACCTCTTGACTGAATTAGAGCCTGCTCGGTTTTTAACTGTTCCAGTTCATTGCGCTTCTTCTGTTCCTCAATTTGTTGATCCAACACGGAGATATTGGTGTTTACTTCATTTCTACTGTCAATTTTTTCGCGAACCTTATCGGAAAACTCCAACTGTGCAGAGAATGTGAGTAATTGCAGACCTCTTTTTTCAAACTCTTTGTCAACTATCTGTTCCAATCGTTTCTCAAACACTAATGAACCTCCATCAGCCATTAAACTGTCAGTCTTATGTTTCCGACTTTCCTCTTTTATCAAATCATATATACGTGGCTCCAAAATGTTATCTTCTAACGAAGACATGAAATCACTTCCACGGCCAATATGCTTGTTGTCAAAGACAACATCAATGGCACGGTTCTTGATAACTTTATAGCTATATGTGGGACGTGCCTTGAACTCTGTATTATCGGCTGCTTTCAGTGTGACAGCTTCGGCAAATTCTCCACGCTGATCGAATAGCGGAACTTGAAAAAGCTCTGTGCCTAATTCCCATGTAGATACCTTACCGGAAACAATTTTAAAATCCTCTTTCCCTTGTTTGCCGTAGTTTTCCATAAGGACACCGGCATAATTGGGAGCAACTCTTTCGCATGAAGTGAACAAAACAACGGCAAATAATGCCACAATCAAAAAGTCAATCTTTCTTTTCATTTTCTACTTTTTTAATGATATTATAAACTATAAATGCTACTGCCAGCATGATTATTGAAATTCCCAGCCACGCATTTATGTGATTGAATACGCGGTTGCCAATGAAGAAAGCCGATACGACAAGTACCGGCTTCCAGTATTTCTTTACAGTCTTCATTGTTATTGTTCGATAATGGCAATATCCGGTGCCAATTTACGAATTAACAACAATTGCTCGTCAATGGCCTTATTACGCTCTTCTTCCACTATTACTTCTGCACCGGGAGAGCAAAGGGATAATCGAATGTTACGCCCATCCACATCTGCAATGATTTCCACTTCAATTTCTTCTGCCGGGCGACCTTTGAAAATCGGAACAATAAGATTGAATGAGGCCGGAAGATTGGAGTTGACAACTTGGCTGTAATTGTCAGTGCGACTACCGTTGTCTTGTCGGGAGTTTTCCACTTTTGAGTCAATGCTGGCTTTGAAGTTCTTCAAGACTGTTACCAGTTCCATGTTGTATTGTGCATCCTTGAAGAAGGCACGATTCATTTTGAAGAACTTTGAAAGCTGCACCGGTTCCCATGTCTTGCTTGTGTTAATACCAAATTCAAGAAACTTGGGATAGTATTTCAACTCACCTCTTACAGTAGCTTTATTCCTACTGTCAGTTTCATTGGTGACAAGTTTAAGTGTCATTTTCTCCCGATCAACAAGAATATAGCAACGTTTCTGATTGATCTGCTCTTTTTCAGAGATTCTTTTCAAGAGAAATTCATGAACACTTCCAATTGTTCCGGCTAATTCTACCTTATCAGGCTCCAGTACCGGCAACTCATTTTCTTCGTGAAGTTCAATAACTCTAAGGGTTGCTTCGGTCACACCCGGAGCAAAGTTCACTTGCATCTTTTCGTTTTCCATGTTGTTCTACAAATTTTTAGTTCTGTTTTTAAATGATTTGGCTGGTTTGAAGTGTGGAGTATAATGCTCCGCTATGACAATAGTCTCGTTTTTGTGTATGTTACGAGCAACTTTTCGTTTATAGTGTTTGGGTGACAGTGTACCAAAACCTCTGATATAAAGAGTTCTTCCATTAGCTACTGCATCCACGGTTTCCTTCAATGCTGCTTCTATAACTGTTCGGACTTCGCAAATAGCAATACCGGTTGATTCGGCTACTTGCTTGATAAGTTCTTCTTTTCTCATGGCTTATCCCTCCGTACCAGTAGATTCAATGTCCTCGAAGACCGTTTTTTGCATCTCTTGTGCCTCCATCGGACGTTCTTTAACCAAATCGCCATTACCATTGTAATATCCGGTGGTACGGGTGCTACGATCCATAAACTTAAAGCATTCATCCGTAATTTCCTCATAACCACGTTTTATATCGGTAAGCAACGTTTTTTTACGTTCCTTTTTAGGTTTCAGTTTGTCCTTGTATGCTTGCATGAAAGCTTTCTTTTCTTCTTCCAGTGCGGCCATGTCAAGGTCAATATTTGCCAACTCCGTTTTCCGTTCACCCATTTCTTCCTCGCTGAAAGGAGAAGTATAGGTAATTCTTTCAACTGCTGCGCAATTGTCTTCCAACATTTGTCTGCGAAGCAATGGATTCTTATCTTTAAATAGTTCTTTATCCATATCATAAAGGTTTTAAGCCATATCGGGCAGAACCGACAAATGGCTGTGGGTTAGTCCTTATGTTTGCTTTGTGTATATCATCTGTACGATGATTGAATAATCGGGGTAATCCCGTTATTTTGTCATATACAACCAGTTCAGACGATACATAACAAATAAAGCCTTTCAGTCGCTCTTTCAACCATGCGTTCTGATAGGCTCTGCGTTCACGATATTCTTGGTAGCTCATTCCCTTTGGGCGAGCTGTGAGAAGGGGAGTGTAATTTCTCGCCCCCCCCGATTTAGATTTACTCTTTCCCATCAATCAAATTTTTATATTGTTCTTCTGAAACGAACTTGTCGCAGTTCCCATACCAAGTACCATCATTTATCTTGTATGGCCTGACTGTTTTATCCATTTCATTCATAACACCGACTACCGCATTTTCTTTGCTATTATCATCCCATACAATAACAACATCGCCGACAGTCGGGATATATTCAGGCTGTAACTTCTCAAAATTGAAGGAGTAATGTTTTTCTTCCTTCATGGCGGCAAGCATCTTTGCCTTTTCCTCTTCCGTAGCTTTACGGAATCCCTTCATGCCTCCGATACCAGCTTCGGGTGTGAGTCTTACAAAAACTCTGTCACCTTCATCATTGGAAGGAACATAGGCGACAAGGCCGAAAGGTACTTTAATTGCCGGTAAAAAAGAGAGTGGCCTTTCTTCTCTAATTTCAGAGAGAATCATCATGCTGCCCCCTCCGCGATTCGGATTGATAATTACGTCACCGGGGATGAATGTCTCACCCTCAAATTCAAATTTACCCCCCCCCGTAACTTTTTGAGTAGGTTGCATACTTTCTTCTTTCACGATTTTTACCATGTGTCCTTCGGGCACTTCAACTGTTACTGTTCTCATTTTAATTTGATTTTAAACTGGTTATTGTATTCTATGTATTTTTCCGGGCAGGTTGTTTCTATAATTCCGTTCATTGTAGGAATACGAAACAACTTGCCGGATTTATGAAGCTCTTTTTCAAGCTGTTTTGCTTTATGTAAAGCAGCCAAAGAACGTGTTTCATTTTCGATCAGTTCTTTAGCCGCTGTGATACTGTTACTAATTTTTTCACATGAATCCATTACTTGACTTCTTCTGCGTATGGAGTATCGTCTTCCTCAAAATCGTCCGGTTTCTGACCTTGTGCCTTTTTCCAGTCTTCAAACATTTCATCATCCAACTGGCTCTCTGTTTCAAGAACTTTAATCATGGAATCTGAAATGCCGGTTTTGGGCAGGAATTTGAAAGCCCAGTTCACGATTGTTTTTCGAGCCATTTCTTCAAAGTCTGTGTCCCACGGAGATTGCTTGCCTTTCTTGACAGCCTCACTACGACTTTTTATTTCTTCAATACGTGCTTTGGGCATTGCATCGAATTTTACAACACCGGAAGTCAAGACTGCAAAATAGTAGCCTCCAAGAAGATCACCACGTTCTCCGAATACATTGGGTTTGTGGATGATAGTGCCACCGGTACCTTTTGTCATGCTGAACTCGTCATTAGCATAAACCAAATCAGAATAAATATCTTTTACAACGCCGGTGCGGATCAAAATATCAACTTTCCCCATATATGAAGCTTGGAACTTCACTTTGCCTTTGTATGGTACAAGATACCCCAATCTTAGTTCAGGATTGAGTGTCAGACCGGTAAGAGAAACGTTTTTGATTGCTTCGACAAGATGATCGGGATATTGCCGGGCACAGTCAATCAAATAAGGATTATTCAACATTGCCTGCATAGCGAAATTGACTTCACGGGCAAATTGCTGTTCTGTGCCACCAGCTGCTATAAATGCCTTTTTAGGGGAGATAAAACAACTTTCCAATCCTTTCAGTTGTACTGGAAAGGCTGGTGGGGCAGAAGGAACGGGCGGTTGTGGTGTGGAAGGTGTTGGGGAGACCGGTTCTGTTTTTGTTGGTGAAGGAGCATTGTGTTGTTCCATTCCCAAGTTCCCTTGTTGGGGGGATTGATTCTCTGTTTTACTCATTGCTCTTGATTATTATAAAAGTTAAACATCTTGTTCTTTTCAAATGCAGGTGTGTCCGGCACCATTATTCTTCGCCCTTTGAATCCCGGCTGAATAAATATCTGTGCACCGTCAAAATCATTGTTTTGTGTACAGTAAACATGCTGGTCTAACAATTTCTTGAATGCCAATGCACTTGCACCCATTTTCACAATTCCGTCTTCCAAATGGAAAGCCCAGTTAGCTGCACTGACAAATACTGCGTCATAGGGAGCTGTCTTTTGTTGCATAACCCAGTAGAACTCCTTCCATACTCCAGTACGTTCATGTTCAAAAAACTGGTAGAAGGCTGCCGAAATACCGTAATGAAATTTGGCAATAGTCCGGTTAACTGTTTCTTCATGAAGATCATCAACCGCCAATGTTTTCCAGTCGACAATTTTCTTGGCCGTTTCCACATCAGGGCGATATTTGAACTTGCATCCTTCGTATTCAACGAAATGGCTGACTTCGGCTTTTCCCCATTTTAATATCTGCCTGATCTGTTTGGAGGTGTCCCGGCAATTATTAAGAAGCTCATAAACCATTGTTTCAACCAATTGTATATCGGTTGTGCTTGTCAACGTTTTACCCGGATTTGACTCTTTGGCCTCTATTAGTGCAATCTGATATTTTTGGGTATCTCGTCCATACGGACAGCCGGTTTTAGGATTTATAGGCGGCTCAAATACAAGAAGGTTATTTCGCCACTTGTCAAGTTTTCCAGTATTAACAAGGCTTTCCATTGCATCATGGTACAGTGAACCTTTTTCAGAGGCTTCAATACTTATCTCAAATAATTCCGGGTGCAACGCCTTGTATCGGGCAAACTTTGGGGACACCATATAATCTTTAATCTGCGTACTACTTAGGAAATCTTTGAATCTTTCTCCACGGTGGTATTCTTCATTTGGCAGATCGTAAATTGTATCTTCTATATTACTCATATAATGAATTTAGAGTTTTACAAAAAACTCCCTACTTTCGCAAGCAAGGAGCCAATAACTAACTAAAAAACTTATTCATCACTTGTGGATAGTAATTCTTTGTAATTCTGTAATATGTATTCTTTTTCTTCATCTGTAAAAGAATAGGCTTTAGCCATAAATTTCATTGCCATATCCTCGTTGTGATCGGAAAGGGGATAATAGTCAGTAGCGAATTTGTAAGTAAGCCTATTCAATCGCTCATACTTAACTTTGACCTCTTTAACCCGTCCGCTTATCTCCGAGATGATGCCGGACGCTTCTTGCATCTTTTCGTCATATTCCTTTCGGTCTTTCGCAGCTTGTTCTTTCATAACCTTGTTCTGTGCGGCAAAGCTTGAAATCTTAGCATATAGTTCATCCGAATAAGCCCATCCTGAAATGATGTCAAAATCAGAGTTTCCATTAAACTTGTATTTCTCACTATTTTTAAGGAACTTGTAATCACTCCCAAGTTTATTCCAATCGTAATCAACCTTTCGCAATGACTTCGCGCTTTTCAGAATTTCAGCAACCTTAGTCGCTTCATTAATGTCAGTAAACGCAAAACCATCCAAAAGCGGAATTGAGAAGTACTGAATATCAGCAGGCTCAATTTCAAATAATTCGGGAATTTTGGGTTTATCCATGATTTTGATACCTTCCTCCATCATGCGGAGTTTAATCAATTTCTGTACATCTTCCTCCGTTAACGCAAGAATCTCTTGCTCGGTCATTTCTGTAAATCCTTTCATACTTTTAGCATTTAAAATGTGTTCCCGTCCGCGTTCCGATGGATTGTTGGCCGTAGCTTTTTAGCGGTGACCGCTTCTTGCGAAGCACGGGTATATATATCATTTAAAGTATCTATTCAGTTAAGAATGTATTTATAAACGCCCTACGTTTACTTTGTCATAATATAAGTTGTTTTTGATAACTTAGTGATTCGTGTGCTGCATCTTCTTATTGGCAGTCCGTATTCACACTCTTTTCACTAATCCGCTTTGGCTACTTTGTCGGTCTATTTCGCCCTTTAGATAAGCAGTAAACCTTGTTTTAAGTCTTTATTTGTTCAGACTATACAATATGTCAAAGAACGTTTTGTTAGTTCCCGGAAAGACGGCCAAATCCGTCCGGGATTATTTTCTTTCCATGAATTTTCTCAAAGCTGATTTGGTAAAAATGAGACTCTTGCCATTTTTGGTGTGAGGAATATCATGTATTCGATTGTATAAGGTTTGCAACTTCCATCCGAGAAATACAGCAGCTTGTTTGGTATTCAAATACTCTTCGGTTTCAGCAGTCGCCATTTCAGTTACAGCCTTTCTCACATCATTGCGAATAAACTTGTGCAGTTCTTCTGCAATCATTTTGGCATCTGAACGGTTCATTTCTTTATCGCTTCGATGGTTATCTGATTTTTATCTTTGTCGATGGATATTGAATATCTTTCAACGTCTTCACGGGGATCAGTAAAAGCTAATTGATAGGCGTAGCTTCTTGCATTGACGCAATCCTTGTAAGAATCCAGCTGCATTACTTTGGAAGAACCAGCTTTAATGCTTAGAATATCTTTCTTTGTTACTTTCATATTATTTTCTATTTTATACTTAAATTTTCCACAAAAAATTTGCATAAAAGAAAGCTAACAACTACATTTGCCAATGAGATATGTAGTAAGTGGCTTTTGAAGTCGCCAGCTTTCTTGTTGTTCAAACTTACACTCTTTGTTTGTTTGACGTTGCAAATATACTTCATATTTTCAGAAGTACAATAAAATACTTCTTAAAATTTGTAGTATTTCGTATGTTATAAAACATGTTTTAATGTAAATTGTTGGTTTATAAAATGTTATACAAGTGAGGTTTGCGTAAAAAGAAAGCTTTCTGAAAAAAAGTAATGTCGTTCTATTAGTATTGTAATAATTGAAGAAGTAAAAGACGATCTCATTCGGTAAGGTGCTGGATTGCTGCATAGTTAGCCCTTAGACGGTTTCCCGTTTTTGCTATATGCAGCATAAGAAATGTCTCGTTCGTATAAGTACGCCGTTCTTAGCTGGCCGGGCATTAACAAGTTACCCGACTTCCCGGATTTTTCGCTTACTTGTAGCTGTGCAGGCATCCCGGTTTCGTTTGCCTCTCAATATCGCACGCCCTTCGCAGTATTGAGTTGTAAGAGTGTAACCCTCTGTCTCTCCGCTATGCGGCCTACCGCCGATTACACAATGTGGAGAAAAAGAAAATCCGCAAATAGGTAGCAGCTATTTACGGATTTCTATATATAAACTCCAAATAGGATGTTTAATCAATTTATGTGGTAATACTGCTACTATTACGGATGCAAATATACTACTTAATTTACGAAGTATGCAAGAAGTTGACGATAAAAAATTGAGTGATCTCTCAAAAAGGTTTTTGCAAGCAATTTCATATTGTGGTTTGAGTGGGTATAAATTGAAGAAAGACAATATTATATCCAGTGAATCAACTCTTACCAGTATAAAAAAAGGGATTCAGTTACCAAGTAAAAAAACAATTGATGCTTTTTGTGAGAAGTATGATGTGAGCAGAGCATGGCTATATACTGGAGAAGGTTTGTTTGCAAAGACTCCATCAGGACAGATAGAACCTTCGGAGAAGGATATTAGGGATGCTCTGAAAAATGCGAGAATGCAATCAGACTCTACGATTAGTAAAGTAGCTCCTTATCTTCAAGATATTCTTGTAAAAGTAAAATATGTTCCGATAGATGCTGCGGCTTCATTTGTCGAAAGCTTATATAACACAGCTTATGAAATTGATTCTTATGGTGTCATGCCGGAAGAAGGTGAAGTGCTTGATGATTCTTATATGGTCTTTCAAGTACGTGGTGACAGCATGGAGCCAACTATACCGGACGGAGCTAAAATTCTTGCTCGCAAAATAGAAGAAGGTTTGTGGGAAAGCGCGTCAGGAGTTGTGAGTATTGTGTATGGGAAAACGCTTTCAGTCAAGCGGATATTGAAAAACAGTCTTTTCTTGGATAATGTGCTGACTTTAAAGGCTGATAACCCCAAGCATGGCCAGTTAGATGTCGAGAGAAGAGAAATAAGGGGGATGTGGCAAGCATTACGCATAATAAGTCAAAAGATTATTTGATATGGAAGAAAGGGCTATTGACAGATTACGAAAATTTGCAAGGTATGCACGTGATAAGGGAGTTGTCAAAGGTGAGAACTCGTTTGAGGCTTATTGTGAATTGTCAAATAGATACATCTATAACTCCATAAGGAACGGGAAGGGGGCTATTGGAACTGATATAATAGCTCGTATTGTGGATAAGTTCCCGGAATTGAATGTGAAGTGGCTTTGTACTGGCAAAGGGAATATGATTGAGACGGATATTGATGCGAATGTCAATTATAAAGCGGCTTATGAGGGTGCAATGATGCAAATAGAAGCTTTGCATAAAATTATAGAAGAAAATAAGCGGAGATGATATAAATATGATACCATTAATATATTTTTAACAAGTATTTTACTGATTATCAGTATGATAGTAAAATGTGTTAGTTCCGTACGCACCGCTGAGACTCAAGGACAACTGAGAGTCTGAAAGCGACAAAGTCCACAATTTCAATAAATTGTGGACTTTTTTTGTATTCTGCAAGTGCCAATCCAAGGACATCAAATAGCCCACTTCGGACAAAGTTCCGTTACCAAATCGTTACAGAAAAATTACCGTCTGATTATTGTAACGATTTTCATGCTAACTCACTGATTTGTCCGCTGTTGTCTCAATTTTGTCTGCTCATAATTCAATTAATAACCTTTCCTTTGTGGCATTGTGTAACGATTGTAACAGAGGATATAAAAACAGATGCATTTATGAGCAAAAGTACATTCAAAATTCTCTTCTATCTGAGAAAGAACTACGTGAACAAAGAAGGTAAGGCGAGCATTATGATTCGTATCACCGTAAACGGGGAAATGTCACAATTCAGTTCAAAACTGGATGTGGAGCCTCGTCTTTGGGACACCAAACTGGGACGTTTGTCAGGGAACGGAGCGAAAGCAAGGCAGGTGAACAACATGCTTGATGACATACGTACCGCATTGAACAACCACTACCGCTATATAGAATCAAGGGATTCCTTTGTAACTGCCGAGAAGGTAAGAAACGCTTTTCTCGGATATGAGGTGAAGCAACAGACCTTACTGGAGCTTTTCAAACAACACAATGAGGATGCAGAAAAACTTTGCGGCATCAGTAAAGCTCCTGCTACTCTTGTGAAATATGACCGAACTTACAGGCGGTTGGAAGAGTTCATGAAAGTAAAATATAGAATATCAGATATAGCGCTTCGGGAAATAGACCATAAGTTTGTGACCGATTTTGAGTTCTATCTAAGAACAGTAAGCCGATGTAATGAGAACACGACAGGAAAGTTCATGCAGATATTCCGTAAAATTATTTTGATAGCCAAAAATAACGGATGGATAACAATTGACCCGTTTGCCAATTATCATATCCACATGAAAGCTGTGGACCGCGGTTATCTGACGGAAGAAGAATTGGAACGCATTCTGAAAAAGGATTTTCAGTCACAAAGGCTGGAACAGGTACGGGACATATTTATATTCTCGTGCTTCACGGGGCTTGCTTACATTGATGTTTATAACCTGAAAAAAGAAAACATTTGTACATCATTTGACGGTAGCAAATGGTTGAAGCTACATCGTCAGAAAACTGCCACTCCGGTAAACCTTCCACTTCTGAAAATTCCGCTGGCGATATTGGAAAAATACGAAGGAAAGTTAAAAAACAATCGTGTGTTACCTGTATTGAGCAATCAGAAAGCAAACTCTTACCTGAAAGAGATTGCTGATTTGTGTGGAATTAAAAAAAATATTACCTTTCACCTTGCAAGACACACATTTGCGACAACAACCACATTGTCTAAAGGTGTGCCGATTGAAACGGTATCAAAATTATTAGGACATACGAATATAAAGACTACCCAAATATACGCGCGTATAACTAATGAAAAGATACGTGAAGATATGAAGGTTTTAGCAAGTAAACTTACCAGTATAGAAGATGTTGCATTGAAGAGTAATGTAATATAGACGATTGGTTGTTCTTGTTTTAAACATTCCTGATTAACGGTAAGAACAAAAGATATGCTATGGTAAAGATTGGAAATTTTGAAATCGAATATGACCTCAAGGCTCCGGAAAGGGTTGCCGTGAAAATAGAAACGGACAAGAACGGAGAAGTATGGCTTTCGAAATGTGACATCGCACGGGCATACGATGTGTTCGTACAGTCAGTGAATGCCGGACTGAAATCTCTGGCAAAAACAGGGGATTTTGACGAATACACGGATGTACGAGTGGAACATTTCATCTATAACGGAAAAAATTGCAGCACTGACCTTTACGGATTGAAGACTATCGTCGCACTGGGATTCCGCATGAAAGGACTGAAGTGCGAGGCATTCAGAAAATGGGCGGCACGGAGGCTGGCGGAGTCATTTGAGGCAAAAAAGAATATGGTCATTCTCTGTATGACCGGTGAAAAGAGAAAGGGTTTGAACTGAAACCGCCGGATATGACGGATATGCGTGTCGGGGCAGTCTTTTTTGCAGGAGACTGTCCCGACACGTGTTTATATAAGCTAAAAAATGTGAAACCGTAAAACATACTTATCTGTAAACCGATAATAATGTGTAACTTATCTCCATCTTAAACCTGTAATTAAAGATAGAAACGGTATGGTGGAGGAATTTGACCTGCTTGAAGAGGTGGAAGTGCAGTTCTGCGATGAGGAATGCACGGAGTCGGTATGGCACGGAGTGGAATACAGCGAAAGCTTGTTTTGCCGGGAGAAACCGAAGTCGGAACTGACGGTAGTCATCAAAGAGGAAGGCATGATGTACTTCCTGACTACTGACATGAAGGAGTTTGCCGGCCTGTGCCGGAAACACGGATGGTACATCGTCTCGCACCAGCGGTTCAGCGAGGCGATGGAAATCGGCATGTGCCTGATGGAAGCCGGGAAACATGCGGGATGGTACTCGCTGGGCAGGTCGAAGGAATGGAATGCCATGATGAGGGATGTGCTGAACTTCACGTTTGAAAGGGAGAAGAAAATGGACTTCTATCCGTACGAAACGATGTTCAAGGGAGAAGTCCTTATAGACGGATGCAGGTGCCACTACCTGCATGACTATTACCCAACGAAAATTGAAAAGACGGACGAACACCAGAAACGGGTAAGCAACCTGATTTTCCGTTTCAAGGAAGGAGGACACTGCGGCGAGCTGGTCGCACGGATACTGGTACTGTGTCTGAAACATGCGGGGTTCAACGGCACGAAGGAAGACACGGTACTGATACCTATACCCGCATCGACGAGGGAAAGACAGCGGAAACGCTTTCCGGTAGTGTGCTATTACCTGTCGGAATGGCTGGGTATTAAGGACGGTTTCAAGGCTATCTGGATAGAGGAAGACCGCAAGCAGCTGAAAGGAAAGGGAAAGGATAAGGACATACTGCGGAACCTGCAATTCACACGGCGGTATATCAGGGGAAAGAATGTTGTTCTGTTGATGTACTCACGACCGGGGAGAGCTTCAGACAACTGCAACGAAAGATGAAACAATTGGGAGCGTTGTCGGTTATCGGAGTGTTCCTGGGGAAAACAGTGTAGCTTGATTCTATTACATATTTAATGACTGACCGATTAGGCGGCTTCATCCGTGCTTCATGCCGGGCGGAGCCGCCTTTTTTTGTGCCCGTATGTGAAGAAACAGGGCACTTGTGGAAAGAATTATAGGAAATTTCGGGAAAATCATTCCCTACTATGGAAATACTATGGATTGTGCCTGCGCGGAGTTGCGCACCTTTGCAGCGTAACCAATACGGAATAATATGGAAATAGTAACAATGGACAACGAGGTCGTGAAAACGATGATGGAGAAGATAGACCGGATAGCGGACTATGTTTTCAAGAAAGACAACGTGCCGAAAGAGGAAGCGGAAATCCTGCTGACGAGCGAGGAGGCGGCAGACCTGCTGAAAATCAGCACGAGGACACTGCAACGGATGCGCAAGGACAAGACTATTCCCTACATGATGGCAAGAAGCAAGTGCCGGTACAGACTGACGGATCTGGAGGAATGCGTGAGACGGAAAATTGTCCGCTGCAATCCGAAGACGCTGGAGGAGTTCAAGCATAACTACCTGATGACAAGAAAGGAGGCAGACGATGGAAGCGGTTGGTAAGGACTTGTTTGAGGAATGGATGCAGCGCCTCATGGGACGGATTGACCGGTTGGACGGTATCATATCGGTACTGATAAACAAGGATGCTTCCGGGGTGAAGTACTTGGACGGGGAACGGATGTATGACAACCAAGACCTGTGCGAGATGCTGCGTACCAGCAAGCGGTCACTCCAACGTTTCCGCAGCGAATACGGACTCAAAAGCCGGCGCATCAGCCGCAAGAGCTATTACAAGGAGTCGGACGTGTTGGAGTTCATCAGCCGGAACATGGAAGAAGTTGTACTGGACGGCGGGAAAGTGCTGAAGATAAAGGAAGGCACAGGGAAGAAATCACCGGGCAAGACTAAAGAGAAGAAAGGAGGCAGGCGCACGGCAAGTCGCTTATGATAGGGAATTTTCAAGACGAAAAGAAAAAATGCCTGTATGGGTGGTTGCCGGCAGGCTTGTTCAATAACCAATAAAAAATCAATCAATGGAACAGAAAAAGAAAAAGGAAGAGGACGTGCTGGTTGTCCGCGACGAGAAGACGGGCGAAATCAGCGTGGTTGCCGGACTTGACGGCAAAGGTTATCCCAAGAGGATACCGCCGAAAGCGGAACACTCGCAGGAGTTTTTGCGCTTTGACCGCCACGGAGATGCGATAGACAATTTCTTCAGGAACTTCTACCGCCAGTGCAAGGAACCGACGCGCTTCGGTTTCTACAGGGTGGCAGCGGACATGGTGGAAGCACTGCTTCCGGTTATCAAGGACCTGCTGAGAGACCCTGCGGCAAACGCAGAACTGCTCGCTCCGCACAAGGTGGATACATCGGCGTACCAGCAAGCTGAAGAACAGCAGGCTACGGAAGAGGCGAAAAAAGAAAATGCCGAAACGGAGACTGAGGAACAACAGGCTGAGGAAGAGGTGAAAAAGGAAAATGCCGAGACGGAGACTGAGGAACAGCAGGCTACGGAAGAGGTGAAAAAAGAAAATGCCGAAACGGAGACTGAGGAACAACAGGCTGCGGAAGAGGTGAAAAAGGAAAATGCCGAGACGGAGACTGAGGAACAGCAGGCTGCGGAAGAGGTGAAAAGAGAAAATGCCGAGACGGAGGCTGTGGAACAGCAGGCTGCGGAGGAAGCAAAAAGAGAAAATACGGAAGAAGACAATGTGGAACAACAAACAAATGAGAAAATGGAAGAAATGAAACAGGAAAATCAGGAACAGCAACCGCAGGCAACGGAAACGCAGGCGGTACAGGGACAGGAACCGGCACAGGACGGGAAACCGCAGGCGAAGACGCAAAGACCGAACCTGATAGCGGACGGCGATGTGGACTGGAAGGAACTGGAACGGTTCGGGGTGAAAAGAGAAAACCTGTCTGAAAAGGACATGAAAGCCCTGATGAATTACGGCAAGACGAATCTGGTGACGGTGAACCCGACCTTCGGCGGTGATAGCTACGAGCTGCAAGCCCGCCTCTCGTTCCAGAAGACGGAAGACGGGGCATTGAAGCTCACTCCCCACTTCGTTCGCCACGAGCCGAGGCTTGACATTCCCCATAACGGCTATACCTTCACAGATGAAGACAAGAAGAAACTGAAGCAGACAGGCAATCTGGGCAGGCTGGTAGATGTGGCGGATACGAAAACCGGGGAGATGCGTCCGTCGTACATCAGCATCGACCGCCTGACGAATGAAATCGTGGACATTCCGGCAAGCAAGATACGCATCCCGGACAGAATCGGACTGACGGAACTGTTAAAACCGGAACAGGACATCCTGCGTGCAGGACTGGCACTGCCCAAGGAGGTGACGCTGAAGAACGGGCGCAAGTTTGAAGCCGTGTTGCAAGTGAGTGCGGAGAAACGCGACGTGGAGTTTGTGCCGGAATATCTGTGGCAGGGGCAATCGCAGAGACGTGGAAACGGACAGGAGAAGAAACAGCAGAGCCCGGAAGCCCCGGATGCTCCCGGACAGCAGCAGAAGGAAGCCGGGAGTCAGGAGAACGGACAACGACGCAACCGCTCGTGGACGAACGAGGACGGCAGCATCCGCCCGATAGGGAAATGGAAGGACGACATATTTACCGAACAGCAGAAGGCAGACTATGTGGCGGGCAAGACCGTGGTGCTCGCCAATGCGAAGGACGACCAAGGACAGCCCTGCACGAAATATCTGAAGTTCAACCGCGAGAAAGGCAGACCGCTGACCTATTCGGAAAACCCCGACCTCGCGCAGACCGTTGCCCCGTCGAATGAGAGCCGCACGCAGCTCGCCGTGAACAACGAGGGCAAGACCAACGAGGCGACCAAGCACCTGAAGGAGCCGCTTACGCAGGGACAGACCGCCCCTAAGGACGACGCCCAGCAGAAGCAGCAGACGAAGAAATCCAAAGGCATGAAGGTTTCCTGAGTGCCGCCACTGAATCCATAAAAAATTAAAAGAGAATAAACAACGGAATGAAACGGGGCTTCATGCGCCATGCCCTGCATATCCCACGGACACCGGCGTACCCCGTTCCATTCCACAAGAAACAATAGTATCAACGACTAAAACAGGAAATAT